GCCAGGCGCCTGCGGTTCGGCTGGCATGGTCATGCGGTTCTCCTGCGATCGAGACGGGCGCCTGGCCCGGCTCTACTTCCCGGCCTTGTGGCCGGAGGTCTTCTTGGCGGCGCGCGCGCGGACCACGGCGGTGGTGGGCTTCTTGCGCCCAGACGCCGGGCCGCCGCCCTTCTTCAGCGCGGACAGCAGGCTCGGCGTGATCTTGCCGTCGGCGGGCTTGATGCCGTGCGCCTTCTGGTACTTGATCAGCGCGGCCGTGGTCTTGGGCCCGAGCTTGCCGTCGAGGCGTAGCGGGTTGCCGTCGGCGTCGGTGAGCCCGGCCTTCCGCAGCGCCTCCTGCGCGGCCTTGACGCGAGCGTCGCCCTTCGCCTTGCCGTAGCCGGTGCCGGTCTTGGACTTGGAGTCATAGCTCAGCGGGGCGAACTGGCCGCCGCCGGCGGCGCCCTTGGCTGCGCGGGGATGCTTGCTGGGGTCCCAGCTCATGACCATGCTGGCGGCGTTGCCCACGTCCGGCTCCTATCCGTGCGCGTGCTTGAAGGGCGGCGTGTGGCCGTAGTCGGTGCGCTCGCGCTGGCGGGAGCGGGTCAGGTCCTCGGCGGCGAGGTGGTGCCGTAGCTCGGCCTGCCAGGCGCGGACCTTCGCACCTGCCTTGGCCTTGGTGACGTCGTCGAGGGCGGCAGCCTGCCTGCGCTTCCAGGACCGGATGTGCCGCTCGATGTCACGCTGGCGCTGCGTCGCCTCGTAGGTGCCGGGCAGGTTGTGCAGCGAGTGCGGCGGCCAGACGAACCCGGGATACCAGCGCTGGATCGTGTGGTGGCAGTTGTGCACTACAATTCCATTAGCGACATACCAGCCGTCGCCCGTCTGGAGGTTGTACACGTGCGCCGCAAATTCACGGACGCCGACATTGACGATTTCGTCAGGCGATACCAGGCCGGAGAGTCGCAAACCCAGATCGCGGCCATCCATGGCACCAATCAGGCCCTCGTCGCCAGGTGGCTCAAGAAGCGCGGTGCTGGCATCAGCCGGAGCGAGGCCCAGCGCCGCCGCAACGCCAAGATGACGAGCACAAAGCGATCCGCGAACACCGCCGCCGCTCACGCCGCCGTCAGGGGCGTGGCCCGCACCGAGGATGAACTCATCCGTCGAGCCATCAGCCGTCAAGAGACGCAGGTTGGAGCCACCGACGATGAGCGCGCCATCGCCGCCCATCTCGCCGCGCTCGGCCCAATCCCTCAACAGGCCGTCGGCAAATACAGTCTCGACATCGGCATTGCCCCCGTCGCCGTGGAACTGTTCGGCGGAGCCTGGCACCGAAGTGGGCGGCACTGGGAGCGCCTGCCGGAGCGCGTCGAATACATCGCCGATGCGGGCTGGAACCTGCTCATCGCCTGGACCCACGCTATCCACCGGCTGGACCCCGCGGCCGTAGCGAAGGACGCGATCGCCTACTACGAGCAGGCCCGCAGCGATCCATCCTTCCGGCGTCAGTATCGGGTGATTTGGGGTGACGGTCAGTTCCTGGCCGCTGGCTGTGTGGATGACGACAACGTCACCCTCGTACCAACGGGAATCCGCGGCGCGTACACCCGAAGGCGCTGACACCAGCACGTCGCCCGGGAAGCAGTTCGGGTGGAACAGCCCCGCCTCGCGAGCGGTCGCCATGCTCGGGCGGTGCGGGTCACGGCCGGAGACCGACAGCACCCTGTGCTCCCACGGGTCGCACAGCGGGCACGGATGCGGGGACTCGGTCACGATGACGAGGTCGTCGCCCGCGTCCGCGAGGCGATCGGTGAAGCCGTCGATGGCGGCCTGGCCCGCCTGATGCTGCACGGTCTGGTGCACGTAGGAGTCGAGGCCGTACGAGCGGCCGTGCCGGTCGGCGAAGCCGGTGATGCCACGGCCGGCGGCCTGCTGCATGGCGTGGCCGGCGATCGGCAGCGGCGTCGGGGTGCGGAGCGCGGCGACGAGGCGGTTCAGGAGCTGCCCGACCCAGTGCAGTACGCCCTGCCGGAGAGCGGCGAGACGTTCGAGGACGTTCTGTGTGGCCTGCGCGCCCGCGCGCGCCTGGGCACCGTGGCCGCGTTCGTAGGCCTTGGCGAGTACGCGGGGCACCACCGTGGCCGCGTGGCGCTCAGCGTCGTCCAGAGCGCGTCGCGTCGCGGTGAGAATGGGTGCCGAGCGGCCCGCCAGGGCGACACCGGGGACGGGTGCGGACAGAGCCGCTCGGACATTCAGGGTGATGACGGCGAGGATCGCGGCCTCGGCTTCGGCGTAGACCTGCGTGACCGCGATGGCGAGACCGGCGGCGAGGGCCGGCGAGGCGGACTCAGGCGGCCGGCTGGTCGCGTCGGTCGGCATCGATCCACCACGCTCCGCAGTCGCACACGTGATCCCGCTCGTGGACGTCCGGCGAGGTCTCGTGACCAGCCGAAAGGACGCAGCCGCACACCTCGCCGCCGGTCTTCCAAACCGGCCCGGTCTGCGCTGGACATGGCGTCATCGCGCACTCCTCGCTCCAGGTGCCCTCTTGCGGGTCGGCAGCCGCCGGTACCGGACCTTCTTGCCGCCCGGCGTCTCGTGCGCATGGCGGTGCGCCCAGGTCTTCTTGGTCGCGAACGCCCATCGCCACTGGCTCTTGGACTTGAAGGAGTGGCTACCGGGAGGCATGGTCAGTTCACGGACTGGAGTGCCGCGTACAGCAGCGGGAACGCGGCGAACGCGAGCCCGAGCGGCAGCAGGTCAACGGGGCGCGTCGTGACCCTGAACGCCGCCAGGACGAACAGCACGACGGCCACGAGGTAGCAGATGAGTTCGAGCACGTCAGCCTCCGAAATTCGCTGCCGGGTCCTGCTGCTTCTTCTGGTCAGGTGAAGCGCCCGGCCCGCCCGACCCCATGCCATCGAGCAGGCCGGGCACACTCATGGACGCCTGCCGCTCCTTGGCGATCTTGGCGACTTCCTCCTGGACCCGCTTGTTGTCCCATTCCGGGTTGACGAGCTGCACGATTGTCTCGTCGGACGCGGCGTCGGCGGCACGCAGCGCCTGCGCGGTCTGGGCGAGGGTCAGCGAGTCTTCGGACACGGTGTCGCCGAACTGGATACGCGGCTTGTCCGGCGTCACACCGGAGTCGAAGGTCACGCGGTCGATGGCCAGCATCGCCTCAACGATGCGGGCCAGCGGCGGCCGGACGTACAGCATCTTCTTGTCACGAGTCACGTAGCTGCGCTGCTGCTTCGCGCGGATCTCCGTCGCCGTGAGCGCCGCCTGCCGGACACCGGTGTCGGAGTCGCCGAACGTGCCGGCGGAGAAGCCCGACATCTGAATGATCTTGTCCATGAGGTGCGAGACCGTGTCGCGATGCTCGGCCACCCGGATCGCGAACTGGACCTGGGTGATGCCCGGCATGTTCGAGTTTGGGCTGATCGCGATGGCCTCATACACTTCGCGGTCCGGATCGAACGTCGACCCCTTGCCCTGGCCGAGGTTCATCAGCGCGTTCTCGTCCACGACCAGACGGCCCTTCGCCTGGCGTATGTCGCGCATCCAGCTCGTGTAGACCTCATCCAGGGCGTCCATGAACGGTTCGGCGCCGGAGAAGTCCGCGCGACCGAGGTAGGCGCCAGCGGGCTGGTCGCGCCAAACTCGGGCGGGCCTGATGTTGGGCACGTAATCGGCGGTCAGCATGTCGATACCGGTCGTGACGACAGGCGCCAGGCCCGCGGTCTCCGGGTAGGCGCTCAGCGGGATGGGCTTGCCGAGGTCGCCGCGCGCACCCTCATAGAGGCCGTGCAGGATGACGCCCTTCTCGTGGCGCTCCAGGTGGCGGATGATCCGCGAGCCGTCCTCGAAGATGTGCCGCCAGAAGGTGACGGCGACGAGGCGGCCGTGCATGAAGGTCGGGATCGCGGCGTCGGCGTGCACGCTGGCGAGCCAGGGCTTGTCGTCGAGGCCGACGTCCCAGCAGACCTTCAGGTACACGCCACCGAGCCCCGCGGCCGTCTCTGCGCCCTCCAGGAGCACGGCCTGCATCTCGTCCCCGGCCAGCTCGGCGAGACGGTCCTGTGTGGCCGTGTCGCTCTCGTCGGGCATGGTCAGCGTCGGCGGCTCGGAGAACAGCATGTCCGCGCTCACCGATGCGATGTCCGAGGCGACGGGGAGGTGAAGCTTGGTGCGGCGCTCGCCCTGCGGAACCGGCAGGCCCCAGAACCATCTGGCCAGGGTGCGGCCGATGACGCCGCGCAGACCCGGCCGGTCGGGGTTGAGGAAGCCGGTCAGTGGCACGCCGGGGTCGCCCGCGAGCTGGCCGCCGTAGATATCGGACAGCATGTCGGTGTCGCCGGAGTACCAGGCCGACCACACGGCGAGCCGCGAGGTGACGGGCGCGAGTTCCTTGGGCGGCCACGTTCCGCCGGTGGGCAGTGGCATCAGCGGACCCTGTTCGGGCAGGTGTCTCCGTGCATGCCAGTCGGGTCGTAGGAGAAGCACTGCCCGCACGTACGGGCGCCGGACGGGTTGCGATGGCACGCCAGGCAGTACGCGGTGCTGTGGGCCGAGCATCGAGCACGCGGATCAGGGAAGTGAGGCAGCCGCCCCGTGACCGATGCGGAAGCTCTGCTGATCACGCAGGCGGCGCGGGCTGCAAGGCGTACGGGCAGCGTTGCCGAGATAGCCGTCATGCCGCCTCCCTCAGGTGGGGCCGCCAGGCGGCTTCGGTGGTGTGGATGGCGTAACGCATGGCGTCACAGGCGTGGTCATCGACCTTGACCGGGGCGTCCTCGCCCTTGGCGGCCTTGTCGTCGTCCCAGCTGTAGCCGGGCAGCTCGTTGAGCAGGTTGCGGCACGAGCGGTGGATGCGCAGCTTGCCGCGCGCCAGCAGGCTGGACACGGTGCGGATGCCGTTCAGCACTTCGTTGTTGCCGAGCGTCGGCGACTGCCCGTCCTGCCAGAGCTGGGTGACGAAGCTCGCCGCACTCGGGTCGACGACTACGTACTGGGGCCGGATGCCGGCCAAGTCCTGGTCCATCCAGCCGCGCAGCCGCGTCGAGTACTCGACGTCCGTGAGCTGCTTGCGCTGCTGCTTGGAGTTCCACCACCACTCGTGGGCGATGTAGAGGTTGCCGTCCGTGCCGATGCCGAGCATCAAGCCGGCGAAGGGGTTCACGGTGCCGTAGTCGACGCCGAGGGCGAGCCAGCGCTGGATCGACGGCAGGATGTCCACGACGTGGCGCTCGGGGTCGAACATCTCATAGATGGCACCCTCGGCCAGGCACCATTCGCCGAGGATGAAGCGGCGATACCAGAGCCCGGTGTACTCGGTTTTCAGCGAGGATACATACTCCGGATCCAGAGCCGGGTTGTCGTCGAGCGTGAACCGGAAATGCCGCAGGTTCAGCTCGTGCGACCGCAGGAGGAAGTTCTGCCGCAGCCAATGCGCCGGGCCGTCAGGGTTCGTCGTGGCGAACAGCTTCGCGCCCTTAACGGACAGGCGAGCCAGCATCTGCGCCCAGAACGACTCGGGCAGCAGCGTCGCCTCATCGATGTAGGCGCCGGCCGCTGTCAAGCCTCGCAGCCGGCCTTCCGCCTTGATGTCGTTGGCGGTGATGACCTCGATCTTGCGGCCCAGGATCGTCGCCGTGCCCGCGCCGCGCGTGTAGGACACGTGCCGGGCAGCGTCGCCGAACAGCGTCGGATCCGAGAGTGGGCCGAAGACGTTACGGGCCACGGTGTCAAAGGTCTTGCCGGACACCACCAGCGCGCCACCGAGCGGCGGGTCGGCGACGTAGGTGAGCCAGCGCAGCAAGCTCGCGATCGTCTTCCCGGACCGCACCGAGCCGTCCCAGATGTTGACGCGGGCGGTGCTGTGGGCGATCGAGCGCTCCTGCGCCTCACTCAGAAGGGGCATCGCCGTGCTTGGCCTTCAATGAGCCGAGCAGGCCGCCGAGCAGTGAGCTGATCTCCTCGGCGGCGGAGTCTTCGGGGGCGAGCTCACGGGCCTTGTCGGCCATGATGCCCGCGATGACGCCACGCGAATACGGGGAGACCTTGGCCCACTGAGCAGGCGTCATCTTCTCCAGCGACGCGAAGAGGTTTCCCGCGATTCGTGCCGAGCTGCCAGCGAGATCGGCCAGCACGGCCTTGTGATCGGCCTGCTTGGCAGCGGTCGCTTTTTTGGTGACTGACCGGTCGAATTCGTGCTCAGCCTCTTGGGCGAGCTTCGTTACCGTGCCGACGCTAACGCCGTGCTCGCGCGCGATGGCGTTGCGAGCCTTGTCGGTGGCGAACTCGGCGATGACCGCGTCGCGCACGGCTGGATCGATCGGAGGGCGAGGCACAACGAGCTCACCCCCTGGAATGCGAAAAGGCCCGTCGAGGTGACGGGCCTTCGTGCGCATGCTGCGCCTACCTCCATCATGGCCTGTGGATAACCCAGACGTCAAGTTAGGTTGAGGTTCCACTCTTCGCGGTAGTCCGGGTGATCGGCGTACGGCATGGCGAGCGCGGCTATCACTGCACGCAAAGCAACCCACTGTTGCTGCATGTCCGCATAGGTGAGCCGGTTCGGGTGGCTATCAAGCGCCGCAAACGTGGCTACGATCCGCCGCTTAGCCTCGACCTCGCGGAGCACGCGGTCCTCGGTGAACCGCCAGGCCAGGCTCTCGCTCCACTCGTCTACGTCCGAGTAGCGCAGGGCGTCCGCTGGCGCATCGAGGCTCCGGCGTGCGGCCCGCTCGTCCTCGTCGAGCCGGGCCCGCAGGAACTCCACCAGATCGGTCACGCTGGCATCTTCTCTCGCTCCTCGTTCGCTGTCACCTGCTTGGCCAGCCAGTCCCACTCGTTCACCGGCCAGCACGGGCGCGAGCGCCACCACGTACCCACGTCCGCCGTCGGCGGCTCGCACGTCCCCGACTCGCACACGATGGCGATCAACTGACCTGGCAGCTCCCGTACACGCCAGGTCTTCTCACCGCCCACCGGGGCCAGCTCGGTCCTGCCCTCGCACCAGGTGCAGATCACGTCGAGACGCTGACCGTCATAGACGAGGCACAGGGCGCGGGCGATCTCCTGCTTCATGCCGCGCGCGAGGTCGGCGATCACGTCCAGCTCCGGCGCGTCGAGCGGAACGGCCGAAAGGTTCTTGGCCGCGTACGCCAGGTACGGCCGGGCGTCGGCGAACGCCGTCGAGGGCGGCGCCAGGCGTTCCACGCCTGCCGACTGAGCGACGTGTTCGTGGATCATGTCGGCATCCCACAGCAGCGAGGCGAGCAGATCCAGGACGCCCACGTCGACCGGGGCGGGCGTCTCGCCCCAGGCGTCCTGTGAGCGTTCATCCCGCTCGATCCTCGCGGCGTAGTTGCGTTCGGCGCGCTGCTCGGGTGACAGTTCGGGTTGCCGCCATGGCCGGGCGGTGCCGGGGAGCCTGGACTCGGTGAGGTCGGGCCAGTAAGCGATGACCCATTCGAGGTCGGCGATGACGTGCGCGGTCAGGGTCACTCGGGCCCCCCGGATACGACGATGGCGAAGCGGTCGTTGAGGCGGTCCAGCGCGGCAAGCGCCTCCAGCTCCGGATCGGGTTCGTCGAGCCACTCGATCTCGCCGGTCTCCCACGTAAGTCCCATCTCAGCCCTCTCCGCTGATCGCCGGATACAGATCCGGCATGGCGAGGCACGCGCCGACGACCATCCGCAACAAGGCCGTGTTCTTCGGGATCGGGACGTCTCGCCCGGCCTGCATGCCCTGCACGTAGGCCATGACGGCTGCTTCCTTCATCAAGACCAGCTCGTCCGGTGTCCGCGCTTCCAAGGCGGCGTCGACCTGCTGGGCCCGGTAACGGTCCATCGTGGCCAGGTAGTTGACGAGCCCCTCGGGGATCTCCTCGCTCATCGTGAGCCCTCCTGCGCCTCTGTCGTCTCACCGTGCGCCTCCGCAGCCGCAGTCACGGGCGTGAGGGCCGCAGCGGGGCTCTCCTCGGCGCGCATAAGCCTCAGGGCGTCGGCACGGAGCCGGTACACCTCGCGCAGGAGCGCATCCCGGTCCGCTTCAGTCACGGTGAGGCTCTGGTGCAGGCCGTAGCCAGCGCGAGCAGTGCGGGCACGGATGGCCAGCAGTTCGCGGCCGGTGATCTCCTCGCTCATGATTCGTCCCTCTCCGCAGTCACGACCGTCATGGCGTCAGCGGGGCTCTGGTGCGCGCATGGACACGTCACCGGGTCACGGCAGGACGCGGGGTCATGGCCGGGGCGGGCGCAAGGCGGGCAGATCATCGGCCACCGCCGAACAGGTGACCGGGCGGCGTATCCCGCTCAGCCTGGAGCCGCTCGATCGCTGCGTTCTTCGCCTGGAGGATGCACTGCACGTTCGCCTCGTGCTCGCTGAGGTGACGCATCAGCCGCTCGACAGCGGCGGGCACGTCCTCGTCGCCGTAATCCTCGCCGTAGTCCTCGGTAATGAGCGTACGGATCGCTGCCACCTGCTCCTCGGCCTGCTCGGCGCGGGCCTTCCAGCGGTCCCGTGCGCCCTCCACCTTCGGCGCTTCACAGCGCACGCATGGCGCCTCCGGGTAGCACCACTCGGTGCAGTCGAAACACCACGCTCGATGCGGACCCACGGTCCGGTGCTCGCCGCACTCGCGGCCATCGTGGCCAATGAAGTTGGTCTCAGTATTGAGGGACATGGGATATCGCCTTTCTCGCTACGTGCTTCACGGGCGCGGCATAGGCGTTCAGCGCCACACCGCATTTGTGCGCGGCCAGCACCGGATACCGGCGAGTGCCACTGATGTTCCATTCCTCGCGGCGGGTCAATTCCTTCCGCCCGCCATTGGTCACCAGGTCATAGGTGGGACGCCCGGACAAGAGCGCGATGGTCTCCCCCAATTCGTTGAGGGGGAGGATGTCGGCGCGGGCGGTGAAGGCGGTGACGTCGGCGTCGAGGCCGACGAGCGTGGGGGCCTGGCAGCTTGGGCACAGGCGCAGGGCCGCGGCGCGGTGGGCGTCGCCCCGCCGGCGGGCGAGCCAGGCCGGGATCGGGGTGGCTGGTTTCACAGCCTCCGGGGCTCGGTTGTCAGAGAGCCAGTCAAAAAGCGTATCCCTTGTGGATCTTGAAACCATGATCGTTTTCCCAAGCCCCTGAACAGCCGAAATTCTAAAAGTGACGGGTTGTGACGGGTCTGTTGTGACTTTTCTAGGAGCATTCCTTCGTGTAGAAACTCCTAGTTGACCCGTCACGACCCGTCACTCCAGTGTTGACCTGCGTTTTTGTCGACGATCATGACCTGTTGCCACATCGAACCCTGGTTGGTGCGCTTCTTCGTGTGACCCCTGATTTCCATGGCCTCTGTAAAGGCCTTGTTGGTCATCTCGATCTCCTCGCCCTCCTGCTTGCACCAGTCCTTGAAGGCCCGGTAGAGCACGGCTGAGTTCACCGATCCGTGGCCGAGGCACACGGCCTCCTCATCGGCGAGGAAGCGCGCGAGGATGTCGCTGTCGAGCTGGTATTTGCGCGTGGCGGCCAGGACGCTGGCGGGCGGGTTGAGGCCTTGTGCCTGGTAGTCGAGCCAGCCGCGCCACATCCACGCCAGGATCGCGTCGGGCACGGCCTTCAGCTTCTCCGGCAGCTCCCCGTCACGCTCGGCCGGCGAGATCACCGTCTCGAACGGCACCGCGACGATGCGCCGCCAGGTCGCCGGGTCATCCCCGCGGACCTGCGGGAGGTGGTTCGTGAGCATGAAAAGCGTGTGCGAGGGGTCGAACTGAATGGGGTTCCGATAGAGCATCTTGGCGTTCACGGGGTCGCCGCCGGTGAGCTTTTTCATGGTCGGCTCGTCCAGCTTCGCGCCGTTCCCGATCTCACTACAGAAGGCCACTCGCGCGCCCTTGAGTCGCATCCTGTCCGGCGCCAGATTGGCATTCCTGGACACCAGCAGAAGATCCGCCGGGACCTCCACAGCGTAGTCACCGAGGGCGTTGAGAATGGCGTCCCGCAGCGTCCCCTTGCCGTTGGCGCCGGTGCCGTGCCAGATGAACAGGACGTGCTCGCGGACGACGCCGAGCAGGGACGAGCCGAGCTGGCGGGCCAGGAAGGCGCGAGCGTCGCCGTCGGGCTGGATGCGCTCCAGGAACGCCTCGAAGACGCCAGAGCGAGCCTCGGGGTCGAACCCTGCTCGGGTCACCTTGGACAGGTGGTCGGCCGCGTCCGGCGGTGTGGCGACGCCCGCCTCGATGTCCACGGTGCCCGTCTTGGTGTTGAGCAGATAGGGCGAGGCGTCGAGTTCCTGGCCGGCGAGCGTGCACGGGTGCATGGACGCGGCGAGTTCAAGCACACCCTTGACGCCGTTGGCCGACTCGATCTTCCCGATGTCCCTGAACAGGTCCTTGCGTGCGTCCGAGTCCAGGTCGGCGAACTCGCCGAACGCTTCTTTCATCAGCGTGAGGACGGCACGGCGCTCGCCGCCGTCGAGGCATTCGGCCCAGCGTGCGCCGTCGAAGCGGTGCCAGCCGATGCCGTGGACGTGCAGAAAGTCGCCACCGAACCGGCGCGTGAAGCGCTCGGCGAAACGGAGCTGGCCGCGGTGCGGCTCGTCGGCGTTGACCGCGCGGGGCGCCGGCCGGATATCAGGGACAAGGGCGAGGTTGCCGCGCGTCGGCCCATGCACCTCCGGCTTGTAGTCGGCGATGAGGGTGTGGATGTTCTCGTCGTCGTGCGGCATCGGGTCCCCGTATCCCTGGCGGGCCAGTTCCCTGGCCGCGGCGGCGTAGTCCCCGCGGTGCTCCAGCAGGGTGAAGGCGGCGAACTTGCTGTACGGCGTCTCGGTGTCGAACTCGGTGGAGGAGCTGAACACGTACAGGTTGTCCATGCCGGCCGCGGTGCCGGTGGTGGCGGAGATCCCCCGGTCCTTGCCGGGTCGCCGCCACAGCCGCCCGTCACCGGAGTTGCCGATGTGCGCCCAGCCGTGCGGGGTGAGGATGTCCGCCCAGTCGGTGCGCTCGTTGTAGTCGTCGCCCGGCCTTGCTCGATCGTTTCCGGGAGATGCCGAAAACGATCCTGAGCTGGCAACACTCGGCGGTGGCACGGGGGCGGGCATGGTGTCCAGCAGCGACGCAATGGCATACAGGCTGTCCCGCTCGTCCTCGCTGATGGTGGCGATCGAGCCGGGCCCGCCACCGATGAGCAGCCACGCGCGGCCGGTTTCGTGTGTGCGGCCGGCTGAGGGGGCGACGACGACGTACCCGCCTTCGCCGCGGGTTTCCATGAGCACGCGGGCGAACACCTTGTCGGGTTGGCGTTCGAGGACGGCGCGTTCGTCGTCGGTGTACTCGTCCTCGCGTGCGGGCCGCCGGGCGAGCTTGGTGTTGCCGCGGGCGGTGCCGTCGACGCGGTAGAGGATGTGCAGGCCGCCGGAGGGGGTGAGTTCGGCGTAGCCGGCGGCGACGCGTTTCCAGAGGAGTTCGAGGCCGTGGTCGGTGAGCATCTGGGCATAGGTCTGGAGCAGACCTTCGTTCATGGCGCGGCCTTCGAGCTCCAGCATTTCGAGCTCGCCGCTCACCGCGCCGGTGATGATGCCGAGCCCCTCGACCCGATGCACGTTGAACCAGGTATGGATCTGCTCAGGTGAGGCGCGTTCGTGCTGGTACTGCTTCCAGGATGCGAATGGTGCTTTTGTTCCGTCGGCGCGGGCGGGGACCACGCTGCATCCGGCATCGGCGAGGGCGAGTGCGGTGCTGAGTAGCCCTCGTGTCCCGGCGGCCTGGTCGTCGTCCACGTGCACCTCATCTGTCACATCAGGGGGATGGGGGCGCCCGGCCCGACCGCCGGGGAAGTGCGGTCGGGCCGGGCTGGGGCGGGGGCTACAGGCCGAGCGACGCCTTCTGCTCGGGGGTGAGCGTGGCCAGCGCCGCCAGGGCGGCCGGGTCGATGCCCGCCGGAGCGGGGGCGCCCGCCATGGCCGGAGCCGGCGCGGGCTGCTCGCCGCCGTTCAGGAACTCGTTCGCCGCGGCGTTGGCCGGCGGAACGTAGGCGGCGGTGTACAGCTTCGGCGGGTTGAAGCCCGCCTGCTTCTTCTCGCCGTCGCCCGTGTAGGCGACGGTGAGCGTCCCGCCGACCTTCAGTCCGGGCGCCCCGGACGCCTTCACGGCCTCCCGGACGGCCTTCTGCATGTTGGCCTTGACGTAGATGGCGCGCTGGCCGTCGTCTTCGGCGTCGGCCGGATCCCGCTCGTCGGTGGCCAAGACCACCTGAAGCTGCTGCATCGGCTTGCCGTCGGTCCAGAACTTCGGCGAGTTGTCCTTGATGTCCCGCTGCTGCTGGACCTCGGGCTCGCGGGCGATGGTGCCGGTGACCTTGGCGCCGACGAGCGGGAACTTGGCCGACTTGACGCCGGCCGCCATCAAGAAATCATTTGCCTCGGACATGTCATGCTCCTTGCGTTGCGATGAGGGATGAGATGGAGGTTGAAGGCTCGACGGCCTTCGGGTCTCCGGGGCAGCCCCCGGAGAGATCTGTGGAGCCCGGAATGAGCCACGGGCAGAACCGGCAGTAGCTGTCGGCGGTCGGCAGGAGAGGCAGTGCGGCCGTCCCGGCGGTGGTGAGGGACTGGATGGCACCAAGGCGCTGGAGGGCCTTGACGGCGATCTGCTCGTCGTAGGGCTCGGTCCAGAAGTAGGCGTTCTTCAGCTCGCGGTCGCGCGGCAGGAACATGACGGCGACGTTCTGTACCGTGTGGCCGGCGCGCTGCCAGCCACGGCCGTACAGGTGCGCCTGGATCCGGTACTGCTCGCCGGGCCCGTCGTCCTTGTAGGCACGGAGCCTCTTGCCACCGACGACCTTCCAGTCCACAACGGTGCCGGTGACGGTGTCGAACAGGTCACACGAGCCGGTGATGGCCTGGCCCGCCACCTCGCCGACGTCGACCTTGTTCTCCAGCAGGAAGCGATCAGCGTGCCCCAGCTTGTCGTTGAGGTCGGCGAACACGCCTTCGAGCCAGGTGTGCATCGCGGTACCGATGGTCGGATACCAGGGCACGCCCCGATCGTTGACCTCGGGCAGGTTGAGGAGCTTGTAGCCGATGCGCCGGGCGCAGGCCACGCCGATCTCACTCGGCCCGATGCGGACCTGCTGGGAGCGGGGGTGGTTGGTGATGGCGTCGGTGATGGCCCAGAGCAGTTCGTCGCGGACGATGTCCATGTCGCGCGGCGTGGCCGGGACGGCAGCGGCGGTCATCGGCCGTGCTCGCAGTCCCACGCGATGTCGCATGTGCAGCCCATGACGTGCCCGGCGCAGGCCCAGCATCCGTCGCAGGTGCACGGCTCGTCCGGGCCGTGGGGGAAGCAGTCGCAAGCGGTCACGCCGTTCCTTCCTTCAACTTGGGCAGGCCGTCCTGCTCGCGCTGGAGCTGGGCGTGCGAGTGGCACAGGAGCTGGACCTCGCCACCGGCCTGACGCCGGAACCTGGCGTCCTGGCTGGCCGGTCCCCGGCCGCCGTTCTGGTGCAGGTAGAGCGTGCAGTGGTGGCAGGTCGCGGGGTTCTTCGGCCGGTACTTGCTCCACTTGGCCGCGCCCGCCGTGGCCGTCACCTTCGGCTTGAAGGCGACCGGCGCGTCCGGCATGTCGAACATCGGCAGCGTGCCGAGCGGGTCGGCCTTCATGACGCCATCGCCTCTCGTGCCGCGCGCCGCCGCTTGCTCCGGAGCAGGTTGTAGCAGGCCTTGCAGCGGCTCTGACGTGCGTAGAACTCGGCGGCGGGCTTGGACTCGCCGCAGCTACCGCACTCGCGCTGCCCGCCCTCGGCCCGGAGCAGGGCCACCCTCCGCTGCCGGTTAGTCCTCCGGCGCCGCGAGGCGCGCTCGTTGTGGTTCATCGCGGCGACGACGCCGTCCGGGTCCATACGCCGCGGCTGGGCCAGGACCCAGTCACCGCACTGGGCGAGGACGGGGCAGGACCGGCACAGCCACTTGGCGCGCATCTCGTCGCCGGGATCGGCGACCTCCATGAGGTCCGGCCGCCCGCGGCAGGCGGCGTCATTGACCCAGTCGCCGGGGAGCGCGGCGGTCTCGTATGCGGCCATCACGCACTCACCTCCACGGGAAGCGGGTTGCCGTAGCCAGCCCAACGGAGGAGCTGGACGGCGTCGATGAGGTGCATGCGGGTGGAGACGGACGGCGTGACCGCGTCGGGGTCGTCGTAGAAGACCGCGTCCGGGTATGACAGGAGCGTCACGGCGCGCGAGGGCATCACGGCCCACCAGCGGCCCGCGTTGGCCGGGCCGACGCCGCGGCGCTGGAGCACCAGCACGCCGATGTCGGCGCGGGCGTTGAGCCGCTCCTTCTCCGTCTCCTCCAGCCAGTCGGCGACGAGCAGGTCCGAGGCGTTCTTCGCCGCCTCTCCCCCTTTGACCTCGACGCAGATCCCGGGGCAGCCGGTGATGTCGCCGGCGTCGGCGATGCCGCGCAGGGCCCGGCGTTCGGCGCTGGGGAAGCCGTGCGCCTGGAGGTAGCGGGCGACCGCGGTCTCTGCCGCGGTGCCGATGGCTTTGGGCTTGTTCACGCGTCCTCCTCGGCCTTATCGCGCCCGTGGGCGTACAGGAACGCGAGGGTGAACAGGACGGCGTACAAGACGATCCCGGCGAGGATGAGCGCGGTCGCGGTGATGAGCGGGCCGGGCACGTCGGGGGCGTTGTCGAGGTGGGTCACAGGTCCTCCTCGTCGCCGAAGTCGACGTCGTTGAGGTCGCCGTAGTCGGGGAGATCGCGGAAGACGCGGGTCAGGTAGTAGGCGCCGATGGCGCAGGCTCCGAGGAGCAGGAGACGGTTGCGCATCAGTGCCCACCGCCGTTCACGGTCCGCGTGATGCCGTCCGCGAGGCGCTCGGTGAAGCAGCCCAGGCAGTCGTCCACGCACTCGCTTGCCTCGTTGTCGGTGGTGTGGACGGCCTCTTCGTCGCGGGCCGTCTCGATCACCGACACGAAGGCCTCGGCGTCCCGGCTGTAGATGGCAATGAGCGCCTCGATCGCGGCGTTGTAGTCCTCGTCGCCGAGTTCGGCGGGATCACGGAGTTGACGGTCGGCCACTAGCGGGTCGATCACGCGGTCGACGATCAGGATGGCGAGCATCTCGCTGCCCTCGTGGTCGTCCTCGATCACGGCTTCGACTGCGGCCCGCAGGTCGCGCAGCTGCTGCTTGTCGTCCATCAGGTGGTCCTCACGAACGGTGCGATGTCCGGCACGGTGGCCAGTGCGGGCATGGGGGTGGTGACGGCCTCGGAGGCTCTCGTGCGGGCGTGGCGGGCCAGCCCGGCATGGTGGTAGCGGCGGGCCTGCACGTAGCGGGGACCGGCGCCGGGGGCGGTGCGGCAGATGATCCAGACGGCCAGGAGCACGACGGCGGCCATGAGGATCGCGGCGAGGGTGTCCGGGGAGGGCATCATCGGGTGAACACCTCGGTCCCGTACTTACGGGCCGTTGCACACGGCCATTGGGTGACGAGGCCGTCTTCCCAGCAGACGCAGCACAGCCACATGTTCGGCATCCCAAGGTCGTCGAACCGGGGGATGTGGAATCGAGCCGGAAGCGCGGCACGCTGCTCCATCGTCATCTCGACGAGGTCCTCGTAGCCGGGCATGTCGGGGGCCTCGACGAGCCGGGCACGGGCCGCGCACTCGTCGTGCTCAACGGGGAAGCCTGCGGCGGTCGTCCGGCGGCAGGTGCCACAAGCGTTCTTGTCGGGCCGGTATGAGGCCTTGGCGCCGCTCACGGCTGCGCCACCTGCCCGTCGGTGAGGGTCTCGACGGGGGACTGCGCGGACACGACGAGCGTGTCCCCGGGACCCGGCTGCTCGGCCAGCTTGACGAGCTTGCTGGGCACGAGCGGCTCCCACTCGCTGCCGCCATCCCACTCGCCCGCGTAGTCCGGACCCTCCACCCACACACGCGCCCGGTAGATGCCGGGCTCGGTCGGCTCCTCGTCGTACTCGAAGAACTCACCATCGAACCAGCAGGTCTCGCCGTACTTCAGCTGGTCGCACTCGGTGGGGTGCTCGGCGTGAAAGTCCAGTTCATCCCGAGCATCGCCCTCACCGAGCACCCGGATCGTCTCGACGGTGAGCTTGTGCCAGGGGCTCTCGTGGCGCTTCATGAGGCACCGGCGGACTGGACGGATGCGACGAGCGTGTCGTCCGGTGTCGGCTGCTCGACGGGCGCCGGGTCGGCCGGGTACGGGTCACCCGGCGCCAGCGGGGACAGCCCCGCGTCCTGCCGTTCCCGGTTCACCAGGTCGGCCAGGTCGGCTGCCTCGGCCCCCATGGCGGCACCGACATTCCGGGTGCTCTCCTCGGCCAGACGGTGCGCGCGGGCGGCCTTCTCGGCAGCCTCAGCGTTGACAGCGGACTCGTCCGCGTCTTCGGTCAACCGGCTGGAGTCGGCGGCCAGCTTGAGGGACTCGTCCCACATGCGGCGCAGGGTCTGCTCGGTACGGACGCTCATCTCGCGCCTCCCGTGAGCCGCCGTGTCGCGGCCTTGATGTCGTCTTCGGCGGCGCCGGCGAGCATCAGCTCGTCGCGGTGCTTGGGCTCGATCGTGAGTAGGTCGAAGGCGTCGCTGTCGAGGTAGGCGCGCCAGAAGATGGCGTCCTTGAGGTCCTCGTACGCCAGCGCCGCCGTCTCGGGGTTCAGGTGTCCGGTCAGCCGATCCAGCGCCCGGTCGGCCAGCTCGTCGCCGACCTCGCCGTTGATGTCCCAGCGGGCGATGCGCTGCCAGGTGGCGGCCAGCACCTCACCGGTCGGCAGTACGGGCGGGCGTCCTGCGGCCACCGCGCTGTGGCAGTCGCGGCACAGCAGGTGCAGCTCGCCGTCGCGCGGGTCGAGGCATGCGGCGATGGTGTCGTTGCGCTGGAAGCACTCGTAGCAGCCGGGGAAGCCGCCGAATGTCTGTGGGTAGATCGGCACGCGCGGGTCGATGGCGGTCATGAGGCACCGCCCATCGCGACCCGTAGGCCGGTCATCGCCAGGCTGAGCGCGGCGGTGGACGTCGGCGCGGTGGCCTCGAAGTGGTCGGCGCCGTGCCAGGCGTCGGCGGTGTGGGTGCGTGCGGTGCCCGAGCCGGCGGCGGTGAAGACGGTCTCGGCGGTGTGCAGCGCGGCGAACAGGTCGTGGTCCAGGTCGGACGTGTGCGGGGCGCTCATGAGGCACCGCCCGTGATCGCGTCGACCCACGCGCGCAGATCATCGAGATCGTTGTAGCCGAAGAACAGGTCTCCGGCGTCGGCCCCGGTGAGACCGAGGATCCGCCGGGCGCGGCGCTCAACGGAGATGACCGGCGGCCCGCCTTGCGACTTCCACACGCTCGCCTCGGGGTCGTCATCTCGGGCGAGTAGGTCGTCGCTGAACTCGTCCTCCCACTGGCCGCCGTCGAGCATTGCGGCATGTCCGGCGAAGCACGCGGTGCTGCCGCACCGCCAGTTGGTCTGGTTCCACTCCTCCGGGTGCGCCTCGATGTAGGCGAGCGTCTGCCGCAGCAGGGACACGTTCGGGGTGGGGCCGGTCATCGCGCGCCGCCGTTCCAGCACGGCGTGCACTGCTCGGGCGTCTGCTCCCACTCGGCCGCTTCCGCGCGCAGCTCGGCGAGGATCTCCTGCCGCGTCTTCGGCTGCCCTTCGGCGTTCCGGTTGAACGGGTTGAGGGTCTGCGAGAACGTCGTCTGGCGGCGGAGCTTCTTGCCGCAGTCGGGGCACTGGAGGCGCTTCGAGGTCGGCCACGCGACCTCGGCGTATCGGTAGGTGGTCATCGCGCGTCGCCGTTCCGGCCGTACGTGGCGTTCTGCATCGCGGTCAGCACGTCGGACTCCTTGTACCGGCGGTGCCCGCCCAGGGTCCGGATCGAAGCGAGCCGCCCGGCCTGCGCCCACCGGACGACGGTCTTGGGGTCGACGCGGAAGAACGCGGCGACCTCGGCCGGGGTCATGAGCCGCTCGAACTCGGGGCTGTTCGCGTTACCGTGGATCTGCATGGGTCCTGCTCCTTGTCGGGTTGTGAGTGGGGGTCGTGCCGGGGTCCTCGGCCGTGCGTGGCCGAGGGCCCTTTCGTTCTCAGGCCGCGGGGATCGCTTCGCGGTCGGCCGGCTTGGCGGTCGCGAGGATCGCGGCGGCGTGGTGGTAGTCGTCGTCGACCAGGGGTGGCAGCTCGGCGAGGAGTTCGTCGATGCGCTCGTTGATCGCGGCGTCGAGGTCGAAGGCCATCAGTTACACCCTCGGCATTTGCTGCGAAACGCCTCGTTCTTCGTCCCGCACCTGCCGCAGGTCCACAGCGGGGGTCTCGGTGGCCGCGCTCGCCTCAAGCTGCGAGACAGGGCAATCAAAGATCGCTGCCATCCGGCGCAATAGCTCGGGCTGAGCATTGCGCGTTCCCTTCTCGATCTCGGAGATAAGGCTGCGCACGACGCCGAGCCGCTTGGCGAGGCGGTACTGGCTGAGGCCTTCGACCGCCCGTCGTGCTTCTCGGACGGCCTCCGGGTCCTGATTCAAAGGCTTGGAGGGTGCTCGCATGAGTGAGAAGTTACTCGCGAACGTTCGCGAAGTACAGAGGCTAGCGCGAAGTTTCTTGCGAATCTTCTGGCCGTAACTTCTTACCTACAGGAGATGAGGGCGTACCAATAACCCGCCGAGTCAAGTTCTGACTGGACTTTGCGAACGTTCGCAGCAACCATGGCGTCCATGAGCAACCCGCCAGGCTCTGACCAACCGCCCGAGGGGCGGCTCCTTGAGCAGGCCCGAGAGCGCATGCAGGTCAGCCAGAACGAAGCCGGTGACCGCGCGGGCATCAGCGGCACCCGCTGGCGTCAGATCGTCAACACGCAGGCGTCAGACATGACGTCAACACGCGGAGTCAAGACGATCGCACGCATGGCGACCGTCGTCGGCGTCACCGCCGAAGCGTTTGCCGGGGTCGGCCGGAGCGATATCGCGGACCTGTTGCGCGAACACACCGCGCCGCCGACCGTCGAAGAGCTGACTGAACGAGTGGAGCGCCTGGAGCAGGCGCAGGCGCGGGATCGCGAGGAGAACAGCGAGCTACGCCGGATGCTCCGTGAGATCACCAGCAAGGACTCCGGCGGCTCCGGATCGCTCAAAGGCGAGTCCGGCCGGGACGAACCACGGCAGGCAATGTAGGAACCTTCCTACGAGCTGACGGTCTTCTGGCGGATGTTGATAACGAGTCCAATAGTGACAAGAACGTAACCACCTGTCACATGACATCCGCCATGTAACCCGACGAACATGAACAACTCGCATTATGTGGAGTACGCGTGACCCGCGACACGCGTCCCAGGACTGAAACGTCAACGGGGACGTGACACATGCCAGCACTACGAATGAGGAATCTCAACGACCTCCTCGCGCGGGCCGAGGAGAACGTCACTCAGACCCAGCAGAACGCGGCCATCGCGGTCCGCACCCTGCGCGACATCAAGGCCGAGATCGCCCGGGAGCGGGGGCGTCGCAGTCATCTGCGGGGGCTCGCCCTCATCCCGGCGAGCCTCGGCGGCGCCGTGCTGGCGGTGAGGTGGCTGGCGGCGCACCGGGTGGTCGTCGCCGGCGCGGCGGGCGGTGTGGTCACCGGCGCGGTAGCGGGCATCGTCACACTGGCGGCCATCACCGGGCCGGGCGTCACTGACCCTGACATCGCACCGGCCCCGACGTACGGAGCCCTTCCGCCGGCGGGCCGCACACCGCAGCCGGCCGGACCACCGAAGAGCGGACCGCCCGCCTCGCCGGCGCCCAGCCGCAGTGAGCCGACCACGGCGCCGCCGCCAGGTGGCGATCCCTCCGGTCCGCCCAGTACACCACCGGACACCCCTCCCGTGACGACCCCGCCGCCGATCGATCCCGGGCCACCCGAGACGACTACGCAGTGGTGCCGGATCTATCTGCCCAGGCTGCGCATCTGCCTGCTTCGGCTGCCGCTGTCGCCCAGGAGTTAGGTCGGAACCAGCTCGATGCGGTCAGGGTCGAAGCGTCCCCGCAGGCTCGTCGGCTTGATCACGATCCGGGAGATGCGTGCCACGCGCAGCAGCGCCGACCTCCTCGCGACGTCGAGTGAGTCCCATCTGTCCTCCAGGTCGTCGGTGTCCACCCCTGTCAGCGGGTCGACACCGACGAGCCGGGCCAGGCTGTCGCGGTTCTCGGCGATACGGGCGCGGACCTTGCGCAGGGCGCCCCGGATCTCGGGGATCGCGGCCGGGTCGCCGTCGGTGAGCTGGTCCTCCAGCAACGGCAGGCGGCGCTCGTCCTGGTCGATGGAGTGCATGAGGAGCTTGGTTTCGGCCTTCGTGGTGTCGCCGCGTACCGCCAGGTCGTGCAGCAACAGCGGGTCGCGCAATCGCCTGATCACCAGGACCGACATGAACCGTTCAAGATCGGGGAGGCTGACGACACGGCCTCCGCACCCGCCCTCGGCCTTGGCCTTGCACTCATACCGGCGCTTGCCGCTGGCGGCCTTGCCGACGCTCATGGCCGTCCCGCACGAGCAGAACACGAAGCCGGTCAGCCAGAACCGGCGGGCGTTGCTCTCGCGCGGCGTGCCCCGGCCGGCCAGCAGCGCGGCCAACTGCTCGTGGGTCTCCCGCTCCAGGATCGGCGGCCACTGCGCCTGGACACCATCGACGACCCGCCCGCGGTGCACGATCATGCCCGCCAGGCGCGGGCTGGTGATCATCTGCCGGAACGAGGTGATCGACCACGGGTTGCCCATGCTCGTCAGCAGACCCTCGGCGCTCCAGGCCGCCGACACCGACCGCATCGACTCCCCCGCCAGGAGGCGCACGGCGGCGTCGCGGATCGCCTCGCCCTCCCGCTCGTTGACGGTCTCGCCGGTGATCTTCCGGTGGGGGCTGCCGGGGTCGTCGTAGTGCCGGTCGTAGCCGAACGGCCGGGGGCCGCCGCACGGGCGCTTGCCGGCGGCGACCATCTCCTCGGCCTTGGCGCGCAGCCGCTCACCCTTGCGGCCGGACTCGAACCGGGCGACGCTGCCCATGATCCGGGCGCGAAGCTGCCCCTCCTCGGTGTTGAGGTCCAGTTCCCCGCCGACAACCGTCCGTACGGCCGTACGGTTGGCGACGAAAACCTCGACGAGGCGTTCCAGCTCGATCGGGTGGCGGGTGAGCCGGTCGACGGCGTAGCACAGGACGCCGTCGATCCGCCCGGCCTGCACGTCGGCGAGCATCCGTTCGTACTCGGGGCGCTTCTTGGTCCGGTCGTAGGCCGACCTGGAGTTGTCGATGTAGACCTCGGCGACGGTCCAGCCGAGCCGCTCGGCGAGTTCCCGGCAGGCCTTCAACTGCCGGGCGACGCCCAGCCCGGATCCTTCGCTGTCGCGGCTGATACGGCAGTAAACGGCCGCGCGTACACCATTGCCAGTCATAGTGTGATTAGCATAACCTCTCGTTCGAGAGACATGTTGAATCACACTAAGGACCGTCCGTGAACGCGATCTTCCACGACCTGAACAACGAGCAGGCGAACGGGCTCGCCTGCATCGTCTGCAACGAGGACTTCACCACCAGCGACCGGCCACACGTCCCGGTCGGCTACTCGGCCACCATCGGCTCGCAGGTGTTCGCCTGCGGGGAGCCGTGCGCGCCCGCCGTCGGCTACGTCCCGCCGGTCGAGCTGGAGCTCGCGCCGTGAGCCGGCTCATGGACTACGACATACGCCCGTCCGCGCCCGAGGCCGAGCCTGAGCCGATGACGCTCGGGCAGAGATGCCTCGCAGCCGTCATCCTGTTCGGGCTCATCTGGGCGGCCGGCGCGCTCGTCCTGCACGCGATGACGCCCGCGGGGACCCGGCTCGACTTCCCGGCCCCGCCCGCACAGGGCCACACGACCGACGTCACCACCACGCTGCCGCCGCATCCGGCCAAGATCCCCAGCCATCCCGGCGCGCACTGAGCGCGTCTCACGAGCACGACGGAGGGAACCCCATGCGCTCGATCGCCATCGCGGCCCTTGCCGCGCTCACCCTGGCCGCCTGCGGTACCGGGAAGGCCGCTGCACCCGCCACACCGGCGCCCGACCCTACGAAGGCCGCGAGCGCCGCCTGCCGGGCGGAGGTGGTGAAGCAGCTCAAGGCCCCGGCGACCGCGCGCTGGTCCGGTGAGACCGTGGTCGTCGGCGGCCCGGACCCGCGTGTGCAGGGGTATGTGGACGCACAGAACTCGTTCGGCGCGCTGTTGCGACTCACGTATTCCTGTCGTCCGAACACCTCGGGTAGCGGCATCAACGCGCTGGTCAGCCAGGCCGACTAGCGTGGCCATTCCTCTGGCGGCCGGACATAGGAGCCCTTGCCCACCACGGTGTAGACGAGCCCTCGCTCTACCAGGATCCTCGTGGCGCGCCGGGCGGTGTCCCGGGAGACGCCCCAGATCTGCGCGATCTGAGACTCCGATGGCACCGCCCGGTCGGGAGGCAGATCGCCGCTGTGGATCTTTTTCTGGATCCGGTCGGCGATCTGCTGGGAGAGCGTCCGGCCGCTCTCATGATCAAGATCATCGTCGAACACGGGACGACATTAGACGTCCGCACCTGCACGCTGACGCAGCCCTACAGGTGCAGACAGGCGCGGACAGGCGCGCCTGTCTGGACGTGGCCACAAAGCGGGCGTACCGTCAGATTCGCGGCCCTCCGAGCGACTTCGCGGGACCTCGGAGGGGCCGCATGGGGCTGATGGTGGCGTAGGATCACCATGAGACTGGACGAGGCCCCGGCGCGATGCGCCGGGGCCTCTCCGTGTTGCGGGTGCGTTACTTGGTGCGGTCGGCCTCGACGGCGACGACCTCAACGCAGTTGCTGGCGTCACCGCTTCGGGTGCTCTTGTACCAGGGCGCGCCTGAAAGATCCTTCTCGGGGACGTTCATGAGACTGGACTACTCCTTGTTGGTGATGGCGGCGATGAGCTCCAGAGATTCCTCCGGAGGCAACGCCGCTGCTGACAGGGCATCAAAGTCAACCCTAAGCTCTCGGACCGTTGCGGCATCTTCCGCATACCCGTCACCGATTCGAGTGCCGACGTAGGCGACGTCGGGCGCGATGTCCTCGGCGAACCCGAGCAGGATGAACGGGCCATCCAATCCGGCGTGTGTGCCCGCGCCGAACGGCAGGACCCGGATGACGACGTTCGGCCGGCGGGACGCGTCGAGCAGCGCCATCAACTGTGCGCGCATGATGTCAAGCCCGCCGATCGGGCGTCGGAGCACCGCCTCATCCAGGATCGTGGTGAGCAGCGGTGCCGCCGGGTCCGTGCGGCCGAGCAGCACCTTACGCGTCATGCGCGCCATCACTCGGCGCTGCACTCCCGCCTCATCGCCGCGCCAGCCCGCTCTGATGACCTCACGCGCGTACTCGTCAGTCTGGAGCAGGCCAGGCACGACCTGCGGACTCCACTCATCGATGCGGGCCGCATCGTCTTCGAGCGCCACGTACGAACCCCTGAAAACGTCGCTGTAGTCGGTCCACCAGCCGCGACGCCATGCATCCTTGGCCAGCTTGAGTAGCGCCTCGCGGAGTCCGCTGTCGACGCCGTACAGGTCGAGCATCGCCGTGATGGCCTGAATCGACGGCTTGGTCTTGGCGGTCTCGATTCGGGTCACTTTGAACCGGCTCCAGCCCCCGCCGAGATGGGCGGCGGCTTGGTCGGCCGAGAGCCTTGCCTCCTCGCGAAGGCGGCGGAGCTCGGAGGCGACCTTGCGGCCACGGACGGTGGGGCTGTGGGGCTGCGGCATGGCATCAGTGTCTCGGTCGTGGCGGCTCGTCAGCAATCGATGCCGAAGGGCTGCCTATTTTCGCTAGGGCATTGCTATTCTGCACTGTGCAGTAGCAGTATGCACCTAGTCCAGTCTCCTTGCTCCACAACACGGAGTGATCGCAATGAGCAATCCCCCGGCGGCATGTGCACAGCCGGTCGCGTGCGGCCGGTCCGCCCCTGAACCGGCGAAACCCGCCTGGATCTCGCTCGCGCCACGTGCGCCCAGCGTCTCCGTCGGCCGCCGCTTCGCCCGTACCAAGCTCGCCAGGTACGACGCCGCCGAGTTCGTCGACGATGTCGAGTTGGTCGTCTCCGAGCTCATCACCAACGCATACCGCGCCCTCATCGCCTCAAGGTGCCGCGCCCTGGGCGTGATCAGCCTCGGTGTGCAGTGCACCGACCGTTGGGTGCACCTGTGCGTCCAGGACACCTGCCACACGATGCCCGCCCTGCGCGACGCGACCGAGGGCGACGAGCACGGGCGCGGACTGCGGATCGTCGATGCGCTCGCGACACTGTGGGTCGAGCCCAATGGCAGTCCCGGCAAGGCCGTCCACGCGTTACTGGCCGCCCCCGGCGTCGTGCTCACCCAGGACGATCTGGACTGGGTGGTGGGTGTCCTGTGAGCGCCAACAGCGGCAGCGACGGCGCAGCAGCCGAATGGGCCACGGTCCCCCGCGACTACCGGCACAACGACCCGGACCCATGCCACCACGCGTGGGACGCCGACCGGCCCGTACAGGAGGAGCCGGAGAAATGAGCGACACCGGCCACACCAAACAGCCCCGGTTCAACCGCGAGTCCTTCGAGCGCGAACTCGGCGGCCTCAGAGATGCACTCAAGCCTGCGGTGAGCGCGCCGATGACGGCGTCGGAGCTGTATGAGCTCGAACGCCTCATCCGCGAATACCCGGACGAGGCGCGGCGGATCCTCACAACCCTCGGCGACAACCGATGACCTCGACAGACGATGAGTTGCTAACCCCCGCCGAGGTGGCGCGGATGCTCGGCGTCGCGGGCGTGACGGTCGCCCGGTGGGCCCGCGAGGGACGGCTGGACGCGGTCCTCACACTGGGCGGGCACCGCCGCTACCGAACCTCCGCTGTCGGGGCTCTCCTCAAGGAGCGGTCCGACCCGGGGCGAGCCCAGATGATCGCCGATGCCGTACGGCTGTACGAGCAGGACTGGAGCATCCGGCAGGTCGCCGCGAAGTTCGGCTGCACTTTCGGCGTCATGCGGCGCATCCTCCGCGAGCACACGACTCTCCGGCCGTCATCCCGCGGGGCATCCCGCAGCCAGGACCCGGCCCCATAGACGCCGCGGCCCCGGGTAGGCCGTCGCGGGCACCCGGGGCCGCGGCCACCAGATCGTCCCGGCGGCGGACCCGCTCCGGCCGAAGCACCCTCCAGCCGTCGCCGGGACCCCAACTCCCCGCACCACCCAGCAGGAAGGCACCACATGAACAAGGCCCAGTTCGTCGAAGCCGTCGCCGACTGTCGCCAGAGACCGGCAGGTCACCCGATGAGCGGCGTGTCCTGGGTCAAGGCGTAATCGCCGTGGCCATCAAACCCCAGGTCAAGATCAAGGTCTTCAAATGCGGGACCTGCAAGAAGCGGCACAACAACCCGCTGACCCACGTCTGCAAGATCCGCATGGACAGGCCCCGGCGTAAGCGCCGCTGATTCCACCCGCCGGGCCCGTCCTCTCGTCACCGTGGGCGGGCCCGCCACCTGAAGGAGAACCGAATGGGCCTGTTCAAGAAGAACACCGGCAGCGCAGCCCGCCAGGGCGTGCTCAAGAAGGGCACCAAGCCCCGCGACCTGTTGATCCGACGCAATCAGGTCGGCCGCCTTATCAAGCTTGAAGACGACGCCCACACCGCCATACATCGTATCGACGAAGGCGCGACCGGCGAGAAGCGCTACAAGGCCGCCGACCGGGCCTACCAGGAGGCGCTGCGGAAGAGCACGCCAGCCGAACGCAAGGCCGCAGAGAACGCCGTCAAGCACGCCCCCTACCTGAAGAAGAACTAGCCCCGCCACACGCCCGTCGACCCCGTTGCACAACGACCAAGGAGCACCTCTCGTGAACAGCGATCTCGCCAGCGACGCCACTCTCGTGGCGCTGCTGCTCCTCGCGGGCACGCTGACCTGGCGTGCCCTGCGCAAGGCGCTTCGCGGCAAGCAGGCAGAGAACGTACTGACGGTCGTTGCTGCGGTCATCGCGACCAGCGTGCAGGCCGACGGCATGTGGGTGTTCTTCCGTGACGTCCTGGACGCTCCTATCTACCTGCGCATCGAATGTTTCGCGTTCATCGAGGTCGCGATCTTCGTGTCCGGCCTGCGCGCGCGCCGCAACATCAAGGAGACCCCGGAGCACACCGCGGGCGTCGACGGCGTCGCCGTGTGGGCGCTTGCGGGCCTGTCCGCCGTGCTCGCCTCCACCGCTGCCGATTCCCTGCGCAGTGTGCTCCTGCGGATCGCCGCCCCGGCCGTGGCCGCATGGCTGTGGGAGCGTGGCCTGTCCGGCGAGCGGCGCCGGGCGCGGACGAAGGATAAGCGGGACCACCGGATCAACTGGCGGATTACGCCGGAACGCATCCTGGTGCGCCTGGGGATCGCCGAGGCGGCCGACCGTACGGCGAGCGAAGTGGACGCCCATCGGCGCCTCACGCGCGTCGCGGTGGCCACTCAGCGGCTGAGCACAACTCCCGAGGGCTCGCGGCGGGCGTGGCTCGCCGGGCGGCGCCAGGCCGCCGCGGTACGTCGGGCCGTCGAGTACGCCGACCTCGCCGGCGACCCCGAGCGGCAGACCGCGCTGCTCGCCCAGATCGGCGCGCTGCGCAACGCTCAGGCGCTCGCACAGGTATGCCCGCCCGCGCCCTGGGCCGTACCTGTTGACCGCCCGCCGCTGCGGCTCGTCAGCAAGGACGAACTCGCGCGGATCGAAGCAGGCCAGGAGCGTACCCGCGTACCCGATGACGTACTCGCGCCCGTACCTCGCGAGCTGGAGCCGCTCGTCAAGAAGGGGCGCCGCCGGTTCCGGACCGAGATCGATGCCGGGGAGATCCCGAGTATCGCCCGGCTCAAGGAGACGCTGCGTATCGGCCAGGACCGGGCCACCGCCATCCAGGCGTACCTCGCCGTACCCGAACGGCAGAGCCCGGCGTGAGCGGCTCGCAGCGCAGCCCTAGCGACGCCCCCGCGCTGTACGCCGTCCCCGGCCCGGACGAGGACGGCGAAGTACAGGCGCGAGTACGCGACGAGCCCGCCCCGGAGGATGAGCCGGGGCGGGACCTCGCCGTACCACCAGAGACCGCCCTCGACCCCCTCGAACCGATGGACGCCCTTGAGCCGGCCGCCGAACGCGCAGTAGTCGAATGGGAGGAGCCACCTCCCTCACCCGCGATACCCCGCGTCCTGAACATCATCGTCATCCGCACCCGCGAGGTGGCCGCCGACGACCGCACCCGCGCAGCCGCGCGGCAAGCCGCTTACATCCCCATCGGCGCCGGCGTCCTCCTGAAACGGCTGTGGCGGGCGAAGACCAACAGCCTCCACGAGCAGATGATCCGCGCCGCGATGGCCGCCGGGAACTGGGAGGAGGTCAAGGAGTGGGAGGCCCGGGGTGAGCAGGCCCGCGAACGCCGCTACCGCCGCCGCATGGCCGTCCCAACAGCGATCGTCAACTCCATCAAAGCCATCGCGATCACGCTCGCCGCGAGCGTGGCATTTCTGCTGCTCATCGGCATCACTCTGGCCGTCGCCGACCACGACCCGCACCAGATCCGGCAGACGTTCCTGACCGTGTCCAACGGTATCCGTGACCTGGTCACGATCCTGGCAATCGTCTGGGGCCCGCTCGTCCTCCTCGCGCCCTGGCTCGGCGTGGCCGCCCTGTGGCACGTCGGCCGCACGTCCGGTGCCGGGCCCGGGTGGATGCAGGTCGCCACCGAGGACGAAGACGTCGACATCGATGAGACGACGATCGCCCGCGCCCTCGAAGCCCTGCGAATCCCGCAGATCACGGCCTACTTCAAGGCGGGCCATCCGCTGCAATTCATCACGATTCCTCGGCGGGACGGGCGCGGCACGTTCTTCGCTGTGCGTCTGCCGGGCGGCGTGACCGCCGAGCGGATCTCACGGCGCCGCGCGGACTTCGCCACCACCTTGCATCGCCTGGCCAAGGAAGTCTGGCCGACCACCGGCGCCGAGGCGGGCCTCCTCGCCACCTGGGTCGCCGACAAGGGCGCGCTCGCTGAAGGTGCCGGCCCCTATCCGCTGCTCACCGACGGCAAGGTCGACGTGTTCAAGGGCGTCCCGCTGGGCAAGACCCTGCGCGGCGATCCGATCAATGCGCCCGTGATGGAGCGGAACACGATCGCGGGAGGGATGCCAGGTCAGGGCAAGTCCAGCGCCGCCCGGGCCATGCTCGCGGGTGCCGCTCTCGACCCGACCGCCGAGATCTGGATCAACGTCCCGGACACGAACTTCGACTTCGAGCTGTTCAAGCGCCGCGCTGCCCGGTACGTGATGGGCGCCGAGGATGAGCGGATCGAGGAGATCCTTCACGATCTTCGCGACCTGTACGCCGAAGTCCAGGCGCGCGGTCAGATCCTCATCGACCAGCAGGAACCCGCCGTCACCCGGCGTCTGGCGGACGCTGACATCGGCCTTCACCCGCTGTTCTACCTGCTGGAAGAGGCGCACCTCGCGATCCAGCACAGGAAGTACGGCAAGGAGATCGCCCAGCTCCTCATCGACATCGTGAAGCTGGGCCGCAAGCGCGGTATCCACGTCATCGTCTCCACGCAGGCGCCGACGAAGGACAGCATGCCCAGGGACGTGACCAGGAACTGTTCGAACGGCATCGCGTTCGCCGTCGGTGACCACGTCGCCAACGATGCGCTGCTCGGGCAGGGGGCCTACACGGCCGGCCACAAGGCGACCGAGCTGATCCCCGGCGTGGACAAGGGCACTGCGGTCTGCAAGGGCCTATCCGGCGAGCGGTCGGACATCGTGCAGGCGTATTTCATCTCGATCGAGAAGGGCAACGACCAGCTCACGCCCATCATCGAGCGGTCGCTGAAGGCCATCGCGGACCGCGGCAAGGCCGTACCGGGGAAGGGTGGACCGCGCCGGGTTGAGCAGCGGGACCTGCTGGAGGATCTGGAGGCTGCGCTCGGCGAGGAGACCGTCCCGGCGGCTGACGTCCCGGCGCTCCTGGCCAGCCACGCGCCGGGCTGGGCCCCGTACCGGCGGATGACCGGCAAGGCGCTCAGGGAGCGTCTGGCGCGCGAGTACGACGTGCAGATCCCCTCGACCGGCAACCGATTCCCGGTCTCTCCGGCGCTCATCGCCGACGCCCTCTCGCAGCGGCCGAGTTAGGCCCCGTCATGACCACGAAACCGCTTCCTGAGCCCTCAACTCGACACATGGCCGAGCCACCTAACTCGGCTAACTCACCTAACTTTCCGCAGGTCACAGACCTTTTGTGTCCGCTCGCGCCGCGAGTTAGAAACCTAACTCGCCCGCGGCGATCTAACTCTCCCGAAAGGACGTTCCGATGGACACGCAGGCCGCCCTCATCCTCGCCCCGATCATCGTCTACGTGATCAGCATCATCCTGTGGCCCTACGCCCGCTGCCGGTCCTGCCGGGGGTCGGCGACGAGCGCCGGGAGTTCTCATCGCCGGTGGAACGTCTGCGGCCGGTGCGGCGGGTCGGGGCAGCGCGTACGGGCCGGCGCGCGGATGTTCGGCCGGCGATGAGATGCCCCCGCGTCATGAGGGCGCCGCTACCGTTGGGCGAATCGCACGAAGTCATAGATCACGCAGATCAGATCAAAGGGGTGGGGATATGAAGGCACGGGACTTCCGCCCGTGGGCCGAGGAGCAGTTGGCGAAAAGCCCGGCCGTCACCGACGTGACCGCCGTGCAGGATGACCGGCCAGAGAACGCCCACATCACCTACACGCACGTCACGTTCACCACGGGCGCCAGGATCGTCATCCACTGGGTCAGCTCGGACCCGGTCGGTGGCAAGAACGTTCACCCGGACGGCACGCCTGTCGTGACCGGGCCACCTCCCGCGCCGGTCCCGGTGCCCGAGCTGGCGACGGCGGGACGGTTGAAGCTGCTGGACGTCGAGGCGCACCTCGCGGCGATGCTCAACAACGGCGGGCACGAGGAGGTCGCCGAAGCCCTCGGATACCACCAGCGGGAAGACCCGATCCGCGAACAGCGGACCATGCAGTACGGGCTCATCATCGGCTGCCACTCGGGCGAGACGGTCACCGGCCTGCTGATCCACACTCTTCCGGCTGGACGACAGCCCAGGGCAAGTGGGCTCGGGCGGCTTTCGTGTCAGCCTATGGCCTGGTTCCGGACATGACGAAAACCGCCCCGCGACCTCCTCAGAGGCGTGGGGCGGCTTCCTTTTCGGGGGCCCTGCCGACGGGGCGGCAGGTCTACGGGCGGCGGCTCGCATCCGGGGCGTTCGGCACGAGCAGCACCAGCGCGGCACCGACGGCAGCGATGAGCGTGGTGAGGACAAGCTGGGCCGTACCAGCCAGCAGGCCGGACGAGGCGAACACGCCGGCTGCGGCGAGCACCGCGGCGATGAACTTGGAGTACTTGCTCATGGGGTCTTTCCCTTCACGATGTTGATGGCCCGCTGGAGGGCCGCCAGAGCGGTGCCGAGACATCCGGCGAGGTCGCCGTTGCCCGGGTCGGGGGTCGGCTGCGGAGCGGGTTGGCTGAGCGGCACGAACGCCGTGACGTCGCCCTGCTCGCCGAGGAGCCGGCCGAAGTCGTCCCACGACAGGCAGGCCCGGCCAAGCAGGCCCCACGTGCCGCCCCACGAGTTCGTCAGCCACACCCTGCGGTTCTCGACGTCGAGTTCGTCGAGGCAGACCTCGTGGCCGCCGCGGACCTGCGCGCCGTTCGTGATGGTCATGAAGCCGGACGGCAGCGGGCTATCGAACGAGTCATACCAGTTGATTCCCGCGATGACCGGCCGCGCCTCCAGGGCCGCGAGAGCGGCGTCCAGGGACGTGGCGTGCTGGTAGCCGGAGATCAGCCCGGCCGCGAGTGCGGCCTTGGCGACGGACAGGCCGTCCGAGCCCGTGTCGGTGGGCGGATACCCGCCGTCGTAGTCGTCGAGCACCGTGGCGGCGGAGTACAGGGCGATCGCCTGGTCCTCGTCCACCTGGGCGTTGCCGGTCGGCCGGCCGAGGACGGTCGTGGGGATCGCCTCGATGAACGGCGATGTCCCGAGCGCCCCCTCGGTCGCGTTACCGGTGCACGAGCCTAGGTCGCCCTGATCAAGGACGGGGATCGTGCGGGCGTGGCGTACGGACATCAGGGTGCCCGTCGACTTGGCGGCGACCTGGTAGCGGAGCGAGCGGGGGTCGTGGCGGACGTGCCGGCCGAGGCGTCCGCCGCCGGCCCGGTCCGAACTGTGTTCGGGGATGCGGCGTACGTACATCAAGCACGCTCCGGCCAGTGCCAGGTGCCGCCGACCGTTCCGGTCGGGTCCAGGTGGACGTACCGGTTGAAGAACTGGCCTTCGGGGTTGAGTACGCACAAGGACGCGAACGGGCTGCCGCCATCGGGGTTCTCGGTGACCTCGGTGACGATCGCCGCGCGGCACTGCGAGGTGTACTCGCCGCCGGGCGTGCCGTACGAGACGTAGTGCACGATCCGGCCCACGCTCGGCGCCCGCTCTGCCATCAGCTCATGTCCCAGCCGACGGGCCGGGTCCCCTCGTCGAGGCGCACGAAGCTCACGTAGTCGGCGTCGGCCGGCGCGGTGAACTTCACGACCGTCTTCGGGCTGTGGTCCTTCCCGCCGTCGGCCGAGCCGACCTTGGCCGTGCCGGTCTGCCAGCCGCCCTTGGCCGAGTGGATGGCGTACCGGACCTGCGCCTGCGGCTCGGCGGCGACCACGCCGTCGATGGCCACGCTGTTGTCCTGCACGAACCCAAGAGCTTTCAGGGAGCCCTTGGGGAATGAGACGTTGACCTGCTGGCCTTTACCAGCGGGGATCTGTCCAGCGAACGGCATGTCTTCCTCCTGTGATTGAGGGTGCGGCGTGGGTGCGGCGTGGGTGTCCCATAGCGGGACCGAATCGGCGACCGTGCTGGCGTCCCACGGCTTCCCAAGTTGCGTGTCGTTCGCCCACTGGGTCGCGACCGCGCCCGGCTCCATGTGCTCGGCGCCGGTGTAATGCGCAATCCAGTAGCCGCCGGACGGCTTCGGGTTGCGGAAGATCGTGGACAGCGACCCGTAGGCGAGCGTCACGTAGCCGGCGGCCTTGAGGTCGGCGTCGAACGCCCGGACGTACGGGCCGTTGACGGCGGTCTCCAGGTCGAGCGCGGCGGCGGACCCGCGCGGGACGTTGTGCAGGACCAGCCACGCGACCGCCAGTGCGGCGTCCGCGTGCGGGCTATGGCTGCCGGGGTTGGACCGGACGTAGATCGGGAGTCGCCATCGGGCCGGCTGGGCGTTCCATTCGGCGGCGGTCCACACGTGCGGGGTGTCGCCGCCGATGTAGGCCGCGACCGCCTCCCACTTCGGCGGGCTCGGCGGCGGGTAGGCCGCGTCGTACATGCGCCTGGTCATGTCGCCAGGAACCAGCAGTTCGCGTCGGCCCCGGCCGGTGCCGGAGTTGGAGCGGGCGAGGGAGAGGCGCCGTACTTGGGGGTGGCGTAGCCGTAGACGTAGGAGCGGCTGCGGGTGCGGCGCATGACCTTGTCGCTGGTGTTGCCCTCGATGGTCTGAATCACCGAGCCGGAGATGACCTTTTCGACCATGCCGATGTGCTCGGGCTCGCCGGAGCGGTTGAAGTCGAAGGCGACGAGGTCGCCCGGCTTCGGGCTGCCGGTGTGGAACTCGCCGTGCGGCTTGAAGATCCCCTTGAAGTCCGGGACGTAGCCGTGCGCGCCGAAGATCAGGTCGAGGGCGTTGTACTTCCGGAACCCGAAGGACTGGAAGTAGAAGCACCACGCACCATCGCCCCACAGGCTGTAGATCGTGTGGTTACTGCCGGGCGGATGCTCGCCCGTGCCGATCTGGCCGGCCTCCCAGGTGAGGATCTGGTGAGCCGTCAGCCCGCCCGCCGTGGCGAGCAGTGCGGCATGTTCGGCTTCGTCGAGGTCCGGCGCCGGGGCCTGCGAGACGTCGGACTGGTCGGGGTCATCGGGCATGGTGCCCGCCCCGTTGGTCGGCTGGATCGGCGGCGGTTCGTTCAGGGGCCGCTCATCGGGCGTCGTCATGGGGTTGCTCCGCATCCGAGGCCGCGCCTCAGTTCATGGATTTGCTGCTGGACCTGCCGGCCGCGCTCGGTCGTCGCCGGCACGTCCGGCTGGTCGAGGGAGGCAAGCAGCGCGCACCACTTCCGGTCGGACTGCTGCTGGACATAGCTGGTGTAGGTGATGTTCAGCCCGACGAGTGCGACCGCCGTGACCAAGGTGACGACCACGGCCCATAGCCAGCGGCCCCTCACGACATGCTCCGGATCAGCTCGACGGTGGCAACGGCAAGGGCGCCTGCGGCTGAGGCGGTGAGGATGCCGAGTCGGTACGTCCGAGCCACCAGGTAGCCAGCGCCGCCGGGGCGATCATCAGCATCCCGAAGAAGCCCATCCGGGTCAGGTCGGGGCTCCGGGACAACTCTTCGTTGATGACGCCCCAGATGCCCAACGCCAGGCAGACCAGGTCTCGCCCAACTGTCAGCCATGCCGGTCCTCTCCACAAGCGATCACGCTCCTGTTATGGGTGTCATGGCAGGTCGAGCGGGCAGCTCAGACGCCAATTCCGACGATGCCGACGCGGCAGCGAATGCCGGCCGTAGTGTCGACCGCGACGATCGCGGACTCGGTCGAGTACCAGAGGTCGATCTGAATCGCGTCGCCCGCGTTGGCGTAGACGAACCAGCTGCTGCACACGACCTTGGGTTGCGTTGACGCCCCGGTCGGGACGAAGACCTCCTGGCCTTCCCAGCCGGCCGCGCCCTGCCCGGTGGGTGAGGTGCCGCCGACGGCGCACGCGACGATGGCGACCATGCCGGCCGCGCCCGTGCCTGACAGGGAGGCGGCCGCCTCGACGTGGTACCAGCCGGACACGGGCGCCGGATAGACGCTCGGAGACCCGGACGACCAGGCGTTGTAGGTGTCTTCGGTGGGCGTGTTCCACGCGAGGTACTGGTGCGTGTTCTCGGCCACGGCCAGAGCGGTGCTGCGCTCGGCTCGGAAGATGGGTGGGTTGAGCAGCGCCGCGAAGCTCTGGCTCATCGTGTTGAGCTGGGAGACGGCGTCGGCGCCCGCGATGAAGGCGGGGATGTCCGGCGGCCAGGAGGTGCTCACTTCGCGCTCCAGACGCCGATCATGCGTGCCGCCGCCGTGGCGGAAGTACCGAGCACCGACAGCACGGACCCGTTGGTGTGGTCGAACTGGAGCTGGAGCGAATCCCCTGCCGCCATGCGAATCCACGCGTCGGCCAGCAACGTGGTACCGGTTGTTTTGGTGCTGGTCATGGGCTGAGAGCTGGTGCCGTAGTAGTCGGCCGAGCCGCCCGCCGCGATGGTGTGGTGGATCCGGCAGGCCCGGTATCCGGCCTTGGTGAGGGTCTCGGTGACGGCCGCGAGCCCGGCCACGTAGTAGAGGCCCGCGCGCTGGCAGGTGACCGAGGCTCCGGAGGACCACATGCCGTAGTTGTCGACGGACTCGCCGGTCCAGGTGATGGGCGTCCAGGTACCGGCGCCGAACGGGACGGTCTGGCTGGTGCCACTGGCGTGCACGCGGAAGATCGGCGGGTTGTTGAGGTAACGGATCGTGTCGCGCAGTTCGGTGTTGAGCGGCACCATGTTCGCGCCGGTCGCCGAGGCGGTGAGAATGTCCGTGGCCGTCCAGGTGTGCGGCGCCGCCGGGACGGCAGGCGTGAAGGCGTTGAAGAAGCCGTTCTCGGACATACAGGCCCACCGGACCTGGAGGCTTGGCATCTTGCCGGAGACGACGGTGTTCACGGCGGCGGTCTCGTTGTGCCAGGCGGCCAGCTCGACGTAGTCGCTCTGGCCAGAGAGCTTGATCAGGTCAACGATCTGCGTGGTGAGACCGTGGCCGGTGCCTGACGGCAGCTTGACGCCCTCGTAGATCGTGGAGCCGTTGACGCGGATGCCCGCGATGTGAGCGTCGGTTGAGCTGTTGGTGGACCAGGGCACGATGCCGCTGACCAGATACCAGTCTCCGGCGCCGGTCCCGTTGTCAGAGTTTGTGTACGGGACGAGGTAGCGGCCGGTGTTGGTCGTATCGCTGTGGCCCGCATAGTTGTCGATCAGCTCGGACAGGCCCGTGATGGCCGTCCACGTGGACACGGGGATGCTCTGCGCGAGTGCCGCGATGCCGTGAAAGAGGGGGCGCTGCCGCTGCCAGGCGACCGCGCCGCCCGCGTCACCCTCCAGATAGAGCGACCGCAACGGGTCCCCCGGCACGGTCGCCGACTTGTCGACCCAGGTGCGCGGGTTCGGCGGAAGAATGGCGTTCTGGCCGTCCGGCAGGTAGATCTGCGCCAAGCGAAACATCAGGCCCCCAAAACGGTGCCGCCGAGGACGCCGTACGTCGGGTCGTTGGCGATGGCGACCTTCGGAGGTGCCGCCGCGAGCGTAAGCGCGACCTGTGCCGTGGTCGTGTCGCCGTACGTGAACGAGGCGTTGACTTGCATGACCCGGCACCAAACGGAAACCATGGGCTGGCCAACCGGCCGGCGGTTCACCGTGACGATGTCGCCGACCTCAACACCGCACACGAACGCCCACCGGCCGGAGCTGGACGCCGTGTCGTTGCTGGCGGCAGCCGAGATGACGATGCTGGGGACGCGAAGTTGCGGATAGGCGTACTTCGAAAGCCACCACCACGTGACGTGCCAAGCGGTGTAGTCGACGTTGTAGCGGGTCGTCCGGGGCAACGTGCGGGCACCATACCGAGCCGCGCTGACATCGTCCACGGCGACGATCGTCGAGGTGGTCAGCTGGGTGTAGCCGCCCGTTGAGGTGTTCTCGACCTCGACGTCGTTGTAGACGTAGGTGGGGTCGAAGCCGAATACCTGGGCGGGCTGGTAGGGGATCTCGCCGCCTGCGATGTTGTCGCCGAGCACGGCGCGCGGGAACTGCTGGTAGGCGGTGACCCGGCTCCGGTAGTGGAACTGGCTAGACGCGTCGGCGAAGGTCAGGCTGTCCTCGTACCCGGCTACCTCGCTCGCAATGTCGGCCACCGAGCCCGACGGCGCCGCCTCGGCGGCGAGGTTCGCCGGACCAGGGTTCAGCACGCGAGTGTTTCTCCAGGATGCCGTCGCGAGCTTCTTCTGAATCCGGGTGTCGGCCTTCTCGGTGTTGATGAAGCCGCCGAACAGCGCCGAGTCGCTGATCCTCTTGATCTCCCCGGCGGTGAGCTTGCGGCCGTACACGGCGATGTGCGCGTGGGTGCCGGGAAGGGTGCGACCGTGCCAGAACGGGTCGGCCTCGCCGCCGATGTCGATCCCGGACCATGTCGCGACCAAGTTGCAGCTACCCGAGCCCGCAACCGATCCCGATGTGTAGAGGATCCATGACGTCTGGTCGATGACCAGCGCCCACGTGTCCCAGGCGCCACCAAAACCGTTGCTGGTGTTGCATGTCGTGGCCGTCGTGACGTGCGTGCTCTTGTCCCACCGGGTGACGATCCCGAAGGAGCCAGCAGCGCGGCTGATGGAGATCTTGATGATGCTGCCTTGGCCGACACCTGCCGCCGGATCGGTGTTCCGCAGGATGCACAGGGTCGGGTCGACGGTCGCCGACTGGGCCGTGGTTGACTGGGCGTCGGTGATCTGAGTCACGCCGATGATCGTCACGCCACTCGCGATCGACGGCATGCCCGGGTCGGAGCCGACGAGCGCATAGCCCTTCGTCGCAATCTCCGCCGACGTCTGTCCATCCTGTGACCAGCCTGAACCTGGGTCACCAAGGAGGCTGGTCTTCTGGGAACCGGCGTCAATGTCTTGCGTTGTCGCGCCGAAGTCCGCCCGCGTGTTCGCCCCGCCGCCGTACTTGCTGACCGTCTGGGTGAGTGGCGCGTTGGACGTGCCGGATGCGTTCGCGGCATACCCGGCGCCAGACGTATCATCCAACGGCCAGTAGGCGTATAGCCCCCGTCGCCGGTAGATCTCCCCCCGAAGTGCGCTCGGGTTGCCGGCGACGGAGAGGACTTCCAGGGCGTCGGCGCCGGCCGCTGTGACCGTCGACCAATGCGCGTCCGTGAAGTTGACGGGCAGGTCTCTCAGCCACCCGGAGGCGACCGTGTACGTCGTCCCCGCGACGGTCTTCTGGAGGCGCCACGGGATGTAGAGGTCGATCTGGATTCCGGCGTAGACGTCGCCGCTCGCCGTGGAGGCCAGCGCCCCGCCCGCCGTGCCGTCGGCGCGGGCGAAGGTGATCGTCGTCGTTCCAGCCGAGCTGGACAGCGAGACGACCTGAAAAACGTCGAGCTGCTTGAGCGCGCCCGCGCTCGTGCGGAGCCGGAGGAAGTCGGTGACGTGAACGTTCACCGCGTTGGCGTCGGCCACCTTGATGGTAGTCGTCGAGCCCGAGGCGGTCGCCGAAGCGGCCAGCGCGACGGCCCTGGGTGTAAAGGCCCCGTCATCGTTGCGAATGACCAGCGTCGTGTTGCCCTGCTGCGCCGTACCCAGCTCCGCCTGGATGCCGCGCTCAGAATCCACCGAGCGGTACCGGGTGGTCTGGTCGGTCCACCGCACGCGCGACAGCGGCGTGGACAGGTCGTAGCCCAGGCCGAGCTGGAAGCTCGTGGCGGGCCACGCCGGGTTCGGCTGGGCGGGTGTCGTGCCGGTGGTCTTCAGCGCGACGATAACGCCCGCCCAGTTGCGCATCGCACCGCCGAGTAGGCCGAACGTCACGCCGCCGCCCGTCGTGGCCTCGCGCCACGCGTGCATGAGGCCGACCTCGGGGTTGGTCAACGTCAGGTCGCTGAGCTGTGTCCAGCCGGTGCCCGTCGTGGTGTAACTGCCGTAGGCGATGTTGCTGGCGGCGGCGGCGATCTGGAGCACGTTCGCACCGCCGGTCGGCGCCGGGGCCGTCATGGCGAGGCTGGTGCTGTTCGTGGCGGTGCCGGGCGTCACCGAGTCGACGGTGAGCTGCCCCGTCATCCCGCTGATCTCCAAGACGTTCACGCACACCGAACCGACGTCCGGCGCCGTGATCTGCATCGCCGAGGCGTAGATCAGATGGAACGGCCAGCCGTCGAAGCGCACCGATGGGCACGCCCACACCTCGACCTGGAGCTGTCCGGCCACGTGCGGCACCGAGGCGAACTGAATCGGATCGCTGAGCAGCGTCCAGCCGTTCCTGGACACATCGCCGATGGCCAGCGTCGGTGCCGAGCCGTCGATGACGCACGACACGATCGGCGCGATCAGCACCCGGCCAGGCGTCGGGTTCGCGACGATCTCCTTGTCCTGGTCGGCGGCCGTGCCGGGGAACTGGTTGACGATCGTGATGGCCATCAGCGGCCCGCCGGCAAGGACACGGGCATCCGGTTCGTGATGAGCGCCCGCTGAACGAGCTTGACAATGTCCTGGCTCGAATGGATCGAGCCCTGCACGTTGAGCGTGATGTTCGTCGTGTGCTCCACAACGGAGCCGTGCGCCGAACCCAGGGTGCTAGGGCCACCACGGAAGAACCCGCCGTAGACCGATGCGCGCATCGCCTCCAGCGACTTCTGGGCGGCCATCGCGGCGAGGTACTCGGGCCGGGCGCGAGCGAGGGTGACGCGGTTCGTCGCGGCCTTCTTCTGCGCGGCCGTCGGCGGCTTCACCTTGCCCTTGGCGTACTTCTCGATCATGCCGTCGGCCAGCGGCTGAACCACGGCCAGCCCGAACATGTCGGCGACCTGTTCCAGCAGCTCCGTCGACCGGGCACGCTTGGACTGCCCAAGCGGGATGTAGGCTTCGCCGCCGGTCTCGGTCTCACCGAAGAGGACGGTCGGCCGGGTGGCGATGAACGGGTTCAGGTCCCGGCGCACGCCGCCGTCGGCGTACCGGTCGATGCCGCCGTCGGCACGCGTCTTGCCGGGCTCGTTCGCGCTGTTCAGGGGAACGTAGTAGACGCCGATCTTCCGGTAGCCGACCGTCGGCGGGATCGAGTGCACCGCCGCCCAGAACGGCGCGGTGTTGCCCTTGATGACGCCGGTCTTCGGATTGATCTTCAGACCGTTGGCCTTTATCCATTTGTTGTAGTAGTCGGCGTTGTTGCCCTTGAACAGGCCCGTCTTCGGATCGATCTTGAGGCCCTTGGCGGTCAGCCACTTGTTCAGGTAGTCCGAGTTGTTGCCCTTGAGGAGGCCCGTCTTCGGATCGATCTTGAGGCCCTGAGCGTTGTGAAGCTTGGACATGAACTCGGCGTCATTCATGGACAGCTTGATCGGCGGTGGCGCCTTGATGCCGAGCAGCTTGTCGGCCAGAGCGATCGCGGCCGAGCGCGAGACGCCCATACCGCGAGCCGCGGCGATGAACTTTTGCCGCATGTTCTCGATCTCGGCCGCCGAGTGGTGGCCGCTGTTCTCGACGTTCTTGATCGCGCCGGCCAGCGAGGACAGCGCCTGCCGGTTCGCCAGTGCCGCCTTGCCCATGCCGTTGATGCCCGCGTTGTTATTCCTCGCCTGGGCGTTCGCCGCGACGAGTGACTGTCGGTACTGCGTCTCAGCGTCGAAGGCGCCCTGCGTCGCCGACGTCAGGCTGGTCAGTGCGCTCTTGAGCTGACCCGATGACAACGCGGCGGCCTGCTGCGCGGTCATCAGATGCCCGGTCGCCGCCGCCGCCGCCGTGGCCTGCTGGCTGAACGAGGGGAACGTCTGCTCGGCCGTCTGGAGGCCATGGCTTTGGCCCAGCAGCGCCTGCGTGCCGTCCTTCAGCGTGCTGACGAACTTGATCAGCCCGGTCGGCCCCATCCCGACGACCGCATGCATGACTGCATCAAACTGCGTCTTGTAGCGCATCAGTGCGCCGACGCCCTCAAGCGTGTACTTGGTGATCTGGCCGATGCCGGTGACCATCGACGCGAGCGCCTGCGGGTTCTGTGCCGCCGCATCCCCGATCGACCTGATGCCGTCCGCGATATCACCGACAGCCCCCGCCGTCGCCGGGCCCAGTTCATCGAGCACGGCCGAGAACGAGTGCCCGATCGAGGTGATCGCGGACTGCACGCGCGGCCCGGACAGGGAGCTGATCACGATGTTGGAGAAACGCGTTACGGCCGGGGCCATCTCGGCGAACGCACCCTGAAGAGCAGGGGAGAGCTGCTCGAACGCGTTCCGCGCGTCGGCTGCGATGTGTAGCAGGGTGTCGTGGAACGGCGCGCTGATCTCGGTCAGGTTCTTGCCGGCGTCCTGCTTCAGACTCGCGAACGTCCGCTTGATGTCCGCGGTCTTCGCCTGCGCCATGAGGCCGACCGCTGACAGGCCAGCGCCGAGGCCCAGCACGATCCCGTCACCGGCGACCGACGCGATGGCGGGCAGGTTCATCACGGCATTGGCGATCGGCACTACCCAGATCGGCCCGGCCTTGGCGGCGGCTTCCCCTGCGGCGGTCAGCGCCTGGTAGGCCGAAGAGCCCTTGTTCTCGATCTCCTTGAAGCCTTCGAGTGCGGTGCCCTTGAGGTCGCCGTGCGTCTTCTTGAGGCGCGTCAGTGCCTCGTTGTAGGACTTGGTGTCGCCGACTTCCTTCAGCGCGGCCAGGTGTATGGCGGCAGCGGCCAGTGAGGCGTCGCGGCCCATCTGCTTCATGTTCTTCGCGGCCGAGTCCGCGGCCTTGCCGGCGGCCAGCTCCGCCTCGGCCGCCTTGATCGCGGCACGTTCGACCTCGCGCAGCGCCTTCGCCTCGGCCTGGGCGGCCTCGTCGGCGCTGATCTCCCCCATTGCGAGCTTCTCGGCTGCCGCACCGGCATCCGACATTGCGCGGGCGGCCTTGTCCGCCGCTTCTTTCGCGGCGAGGCCCATGCGGCGTGCGGCGAGCGCTGCCTGGTCGTTCTGCCGCGAGAACTTGTCAGCGTCCTGTGCGGCCTCGCGCAGTGGCCGGGAGTAACCGGTCGTGTCGGCGACGAACTTCTCGCGCACCTCGGGCAGATCAGGCATGTCACCCCCACACGGCTCGGTAGAAGGCGGTGGCTCCGGCTTGGGAGATGCGGGCCATGGCGGCGTCCACGCCCATGTACGGGCGCGGTGGCAGGTGCGCAGCGTGGTTGCGGCCGGCGACGCCACCGTGCTGCTGGATCGCGGCGTACACGACGCCGCGAGGGCCCACGTAGGCGGTCCAGACGCCTCCGCCACCCTGCGGTGAGGTCGTGCCTATCGAGCCCTGGAGACGCCCTGAGATGCGCGCGGGAGGCGTACCGGGCGCCGAGGGGGTCGGCGTGCCTCGGGCGTGTGAGCGTTGGCCGAGCTTGCGGCGGATCTCATCCTGCCCCGCGGCGGCCATCGCCTCGGCCGCCGCACGCCCGCCCTCACCATCAGCCTTGTCCGCCAGCCGCCGGAGTGCGTCCCCCGCCTCGCTCATCGGCAGCCCCCCGCATCATGTCGTGCAGCGGCAGCAGCCACGGCTCAATGGTGACGGGCAGGGCGTCGACCTGGGCGGGCGTCCACCCGAAGCGGTCGGCGTAGGTGATGTAGCGGATCGCCCTCAGTGCTCGGAAGGGGGGGTCTTGTCCTGGGAGTCGGTGCCCTCCGAGTCCGTTTTTGACTCTGAGGAGGTCTTTCCAGCCCGGCGAAAATCCAGGCTGTCCCAGTGGTCCTCGGTCTCGTCGTACAGGGCGTTGTACGCCGAGCCGGGCACGTCGGCGAGCTTCGCCGGGTCGCCCGCCGGGAGCGGCAGGTCCAGCGACCAACTAGTGATCAGGTGCGCGATCATCAGCTCGTGCATCCGGGCCAGATACAGGGCCGGGTGCTCGATGTTCTCGGCGTCCGGCAGCAGGGCCTGGACCTTCATCTTGGTGCCGTGGGTCATGTCGTCGGGGTCGACGATCTCGGCCCAGCGGCCCTTGCCGAGGTCTACGCGCATGGGTGCGTGTCCCCTCTCCTCAGTAGGTGGTGACGGCGTTGTTGAGCAGGCAGGCGATCGGCGCCCGGCCCGCGCTCGCGCCGACGTCGGTGGTGTTCGCCAGCGCCTTGAAGCCCATCTCGTAGCCGATCGGCGTCTCGCGGGACATGGCCTCGGTGTCGTAGACGGCCTTGGTCATCGTCGCCGTGAGCTTTCGGACCGCGGTGGTGGCACCACCGTTGTCGATCGTGATCACCACGGCCTGCTGCGTCCCGGCCAAGAAGTCGATCAGCGGCTGCTCGGACGTCGCCGCGAATGTGAGTTTCCCGGCGACGGTGACCGCGCCGCGTGCGATCGAGTACGGGTTCTGCGTGCCGTCGGCGAGCTGATCGGGCACCAGATTGCGGGTGATCGTGTAGGACCACTCGCGGACCTTCGCCGCACTCGCGGCCACGGTGACGGAGGACCGCCAGCCGGGGATTACCGTCTCTGTCGTGGTCGCGTTCGTTGGGGCGGAACCGGCCGCTGCGGAGCCGTAGGTCGTCCACTTCCCGGCCATCGTCGTCAGCCCCGTCGCGTTGCCGCTGAACGTCAGCTCGGACAGGCAGGCGTAGGAGTAGGCGCGGGCAGCGACGGTCGCGGTGATGCCCTGGCGGTCGGTGATGGTGTGCGCCGGCGGCTGACCGTCGCCGGAGTTGAGCAGGCTGAACGTGTGCGGGTAGACGCCGGTCACGGCAGTACCGACCGCGTAGCCGCCCAGGATGTTGTAGAGCAGGTGTCCGGCCATGTCGGGCAGGAAGTAGGACTCGTAGTCGATGCTGGCCGACCTCTTGCCCGCTACAGCGCCGTTCTCGCTCGCCATGCTGCCGTACAGGGCGTCATCGATGATGAGGCCGTTGTCGTCGACAGGGTCAAGCTTGGTGAAGGGGAAGAACAGCGTCGGGGTGACGGCCGTGCCGTTGCTCGTCTCCTTGGCGATGCCCGCGAACGAGAGTTCGGCGGGGAAGACGGTGGGGTTAGCCATCGGCCTGCTCCTTCTTCTTCGCCGCGGGCGCGGGCTTGGCTTCGGTCCAGTCACTGGACGGCGGCATGGCGAGTTGCTGATCGGTGAACTGGCCGTCCGGCTGAACCACGCGTGGCGCGTCGGCCTGCTTGATCTCATACGTCTCGCCCGGCTCGGCGACCAGCGTGGTCACGGCGTCCGGGTCGGTGACGTCGAGGTAGTGGCTGAAGACGACCTTGGTGTCGCCGTTGTAGGTGGCTCTCATCTATCCCGCCAGGTAGGTGTTGGCGGTGAAGCTGATCACCGCGTTCTGTCGCGTGGTCGCCGGAGGCTCGAAGTAGGGCAGCGGCGTAGCAGTACGGATCCCACCGTCGCCCTCGCCCGCCTGCGTGACCTTCTGGGCGGCGTCGGAGTTGATGCCCATGCCCAGGGTCGGGTCGGCGCGCACGAGGTCCCTGGCGGCCTGCACGAGGTCGTCGCGGTCCGCCTGCGCGTCTTCCATCGAGGGCGTACGGGTCAGCAGAAACAGGTACAGCGTCACGTTGTACGGGGCGTCGAGGATGCCGCCGATCGCGAGGCGCTTCTCCGTGTCGTCGTCCAGGTGCACGCACATCAGCGCACCCGTACGGGAGCCGGCGGCGAGTCCGGTGAAGTACTCGTGGTCCTTGATGCGGTCGTCGTAGTAGGCCCGGACGCCCGCGAGTCCGAGCGCGACGAGCGGCGTCGGCTGATACCAGCCGCCCGCCGTGACCGTCGACCCGCCGAAGTAGGCCGCGATGCCCTGCCGGATATCCCTGCGGCTCACGCGGTGATCCAGATCCACGTCGAGTTGACGTCGCCGACCTGCGGTTCCTGACCGAGCAGGCCGGCGGCCCGCAGGATGTGCCGGGGCTGGTCGCCGAGCCAGGGCTGATCGACCGTCGCGCCGCCCGTGGACGGTCCACGGGACAGGTCCACGAGGCCCGCCGAGCTGCCCGAGGGCACGCCGGACTGGAGACCATGGGCGATGCCGTCCGTGTTGCCGATCTCCAGTTGGTAGGCGACCTGCTCAAGCGTGGCCTGCTTCAATGCCGTGACGATCGCCGCGAGCGTCGGCAGGCCCTGGTCGTCGGTGTCGTAGACGGCGCACTGGATCGCCCGGTCGATGTCGCGGCTGGCGCGATCGAGGAGGACCTGCCCGTTGGCCGGGGCCGGATAGCCCAGCACGCCGGGCAGGTCCTCCACCGTCGCGTACGCCATCGTTAGCCTCCGTACGCCTTGATCAGGTCGTCCTTGGTCATGGCCTCGGCCTCGGCGCGGTCCGCGTCGTTGGCGACCGCCCAGTCGACCCAGGCGGCCTTGTTGTCGGCGCGGCCCGGCCGCTTCGGCTCGTCCGGCTCGGGAGCGTCCGGCTCGACGCGGACCCAGTTCTCCGCACCCGCTTCGGCCAGCTCGGCGAGCTCCTTCTCCGAGTCGCTGCCGGGCTCGGGCTGCACGCGGTGGGCGGCATGGCCGCCCACCCGCTGCTCGAACAGGGCCATCAGATGACCAGCCCCGTCATGACGGCGTGAGCACGCTCGTTGCCGTACTCCAGGCCGATTTCGCCATACAGCTGGACGTTGTCCGACGCGCCGGTGCGCGCGAGGGGCTCCTCGAAGAAGTGGCCCTTGCCGGGGATCTCCATGAAGACCGGCTGGAGCTGGTCCAGGGAGACGGCCGCGATGGTGTCCTGCGGCATGTGCCGGTCCATCATCAGGTTGAGCGTCCCGAAGTCGGTGATGACGGTGGTGACGTTCACGCCGCCGACAGTGCGGGACTGCTCCATGTACTGCCCGTACGCCGAGGCGTAGGCGTTGGTGATGGCCCGCTTCTGTGCGGAGTTGCACAGCAGCGTCGCGGTGTGCTGCTCGGAGATGCCGCCGTTGTCGTAGGCGAGCTGGAGCAGGTCGTTGACGTGGGTGTTGGCCAGGGCGGTCGCCCACGGCTTGGTGAAGGCCAGGCCGGTCGCGGTGCCCAGGGTGATCGCCGTGCCGCCGTTGGAGGTGGACACCTTGAAGCTGTTCACGTCCTGCTGGTCGACGTAGTAGATCCGCCCGGCCACGATGCCGGTCGCCGTCGAAGTGTTGGTGAACGTGATCTTGTTGCCGTCGACCAGGCCGTGGGCCGTCGAGGTGACCGTGTCGGTCGCGGTGGACGCGCCGGTCACGGCGGTGCCCTTGGCGATGCGGTTGGTCGTGATCGCCGACAGCAGGCCGCGGGTCTGCCGGGCGGTGGAGTTGGTGGTCGGCTGCACGAACGTGCCGTTGATAAAGGTGTAGTTCACGTCCAGCGCGATCGCCTTCAGGGCGCGCTCGACCTGCCAGTCCAGCTCACGCATGACGCCGTTGGACTGGTCGCCGTTGATCTGGAAGGGCGCCGCGCCGGGCGTGGCGAGCTGGGCGTTGGCGGCCTGCTTGGTGTAGCTGACCGACACCTGCTCCTGGTGGATCTCCACCACGTTGGTCACCGAGGCGCGGACGCGCTCCTCCGACGTCGGGGCGGCGGCGCCTTCCACGCGGGTACGGCTCGCGGACGGGTCGCGCTGGTCGAAGGTCTCCCACGACCAGGAGGTCGAGTTGACGGCCTTGCCGCCGGTGAGGCCGCCGATCGAGGACAGGAGCGGGGTGTCCTCCGGCGTCAGCGCGAACAGCTCGCCGACATAGTTCGGCAGGTTGAAGGTGGTACCGAGGCCGGTGATACCCGCCATGGCTGTCTCCTAGTTACTGGCCGGCGCTGCGCCGGCGCTTCAGGGCGATCACGGCGCGGAAGTCCTTCTTCTCCGTCGCATCGGCGATCGCTTGGTCGATGTTGGGCGGTGCGCCCGGCGAGCCGGTGAAGTCGGCGCCGGACCGGGGCGAGCCCTGCGGCGCCTTGAGGCCGGGGTTGGCCTTGACCGCGTCGGCGATCGCGGCGTCCACCTTGGTGGCGAACTCCGGGTCGGACGGGTCGACCTCGCCCATGGCCTCCCAGAACTTCACCGAGTCGGTGAGTGCTCCGGGCTTGACGCCGTGCTTGGCCGACAACCTGTGGGTCTCAAGCTCGATGCTCTTGGACCACAGCTCGGTCTGGCGCTCCTCCAGTTGGCTGGCGAGCGCGTCGGGGTCGGGCTGTTCGGCGCCTTCGGCGTTGAGGCCGAGGGCCGACAACACCTTGGTGAGCTTGGCCTGCTCGGCGGAGACTTGCTCGGCCGTGGCCTTCTTCTCGGTGCGGTGCTTGGCCGCTTCGGCGCGTGTGTCGGTGATGATCTTCTGCGCCCAGTCGGGGAGCTGTGAGACGTCCTGCGTCTCCGGGCTCGGCTGCTGGGGGGCGGGCGGGGCGGCTGCTGGCTGCTGGCCGCCCTGGGGCTGCTGTCCGGCCTCGGGCGCGCCAGGCGCCTGCGGTTCGGCTGGCATGGTCATGCGGTTCTCCTGCGATCGAGACGGGCGCCTGGCCCGGCTCTACTTCCCGGCCTTGTGGCCGGAGGTCTTCTTGGCGGCGCGCGCGCGGACCACG